CGGGCCCAGGCCCCGCCCCCCCGTCCCCCCACGCCCATCGCCCCCGCCGGTCTCGGCGGAGACAAGGCCGGCAGAGGCCATAAGCCCGGCCCCCGCCTGGCCCCTTACCATATATAATAGGGTATCCAGCCGCAGCTCCCGGTGGTCCAGCACAAAGGTCAGGGTCTCCCACAGATCGCAGTCCTCCCCCACCAGCAGCTGGGCGGTCTGGCCCAGATAGGCCCGGCGGCCGGAGGACTCCCGCAGGGAGCGGCAGGCTCTACACTTTGGAGGTGCTGTGATGGGACGGTTCGAGCGGAATACGCCGAGAGACTTTGGTGGTAGTTACACACCGCAGGATGCTGAGGCCGGTGTACGCCCGAAGCACTTCATCTTGAAAGAGAAAATCGGTGACATGATGAAATATGGTCTACCCACAGTGAACAACTTCCCGCGACGTGACCGCAAACTGGCTGATACCATGCGGGACGCCATGCTGGAAATGTATAGGCTGTCTGTTCGTCTGGAGAAGAAATATTACAAAAAGACGACGTTGGAAGACCTCGACATCGAGTTGGCAGTCTTGAAAGAGTTTGTGGTGCTGGCATCCGATAAAGATTACTGTGGAGAAAAGTTTGCACCGCCTCTCACAATCCACCAAAGGGAAGTCTGGAGCCGGTTTAATGACGAGATAGGAAAAATTATAGGCGGCTATAAAAAGTATCTCGATACAAAATAGCAGCCAACGGGAACGGGCTATGAATGTGCTTGCCGTGTGCGATTCGTGGTGGCAACTGGAACAATGGAGCCAACGCGGGTGTGTTCAACTTGAACTTCAACAATCCGCGCTCGAACTCCAACTGGAACATCGGTGGGCGCCCCGCTCTGCCCTCTGCCGGATATGTGTGTCGGGTCTTACGGGACTCGGCAGGTGCAGAAGGAGGTCAAAGGAGCCTGTTTCCGCTCCGGCTGAGAATAAGCCGGAGGAAACCGTATAGCCGCGAAGGTGGAAACGCCAAGCGCGGCACTGGAGAAGTGGTATGTGAAAATTTTAGACGGCGTTTTTGACGAGATGACCAGCTTCGAGTGGCTGGAGCAGTCTTACCGAAAAGCTCGAAAGCAAAAACGGTATAGACCAGAGGTGCTGAAATTCACCTCCGACCTTGATGCGAACCTGCTGGACATTCAGGCGCAGCTTCGGGAGGAGGTATTTCACTTCGGACCATATCGTCGGCATTGGGTCTACGTGCCAAAGAAGCGGATGGTGATGGCTCTGCCGTTCGACAGTCGGGTTGTCCAGTGGGCAATTTACCTTGTGTTGAAGCCCTTTTATCAGGGGTTGATGATTGAAGATAGCTATGCCTGCTTGGATGACAAGGGTTCTCTCGCTGCGGCCCTGCGGCTTCAATATTGGCTGAAACAGATAGAACACAAATCAGGCTGGTACAGTCTAAAGCTGGACATCTCGAAGTATTTCTACCGGATAGACCACACCGTATTGCTGGATATTCTGAGCCGGCGAATAAAGGATGACAAGCTCATGCGGTTGATTGAGAACATCGTCAACTGCGATGGCGAGAAATTCGGGTTGCCGCGATTTATGGGGCCCGATGATGTAGAGGCAGATGAGTGGCTGGGAGATGTCGGAATGCCGATAGGCAATCTGACCTCCCAGCTATTCGCCAATATATACCTGAATGAACTGGACCAGTTTTGCAAGCACCAGCTCCATATCAGGAAATACGACCGATACATGGACGACACAGTAGCTCTTGCACCTGACAAGGCTACGGCAAATGGCTGGAAGGATGAGATAGAAGGCTTTTTGGCTGAGAATCTGCGTCTTGACCTCAATCGGAAGACAGCAGTCCGTCCTGCAAATCAGAATATCGAGTTTGTGGGCTATATCTTGAACGCGCACAGCCTGCGGTTACGCAAGCCAACCGTGCGCCGGATGAAATCCGCCTATCGCGGCATCTGCGCCCGATATTTCTCTGGTCAAATGACCGAACAGGAATTTAAGCGCCGGGTGGCGGCTTATGAGGGCATGATGCGGCACACGGATAATACGGGATTGCGGTATCAGATGAACAAAATCTACATGCACGAAGGGGAGAAGGCCGAAATGAGTAATCTCCAAATCATTGAGGAATTGTGTCGTATCTGCGAGGCACAGAGCGTCATCATCAAAGCTCAGGCTGATATGTTAGCCCAGTACGGGGCAGTTGTGATGGAGGAAGAAAGAGCCAATGTGAACTGCGCCCTGGCCGCTCTTGCGGAATAGGACGGAGCCGAAAAAACAACCTCAAACTAAAAATACGGGAGGAATAAGAAGATGAATCTGCGAGAGCTGTTAGCTGGCGGGGGCGGTTTGCTTCTGGTCCTTATGACCCTGGTACAAATCGCCCCCGTCAAATTGAATCCTTGGTCTTGGCTGGCAAGAGCAATAGGTCGGGCCATTAACGCCGAGGTCATCAACAAGCTGGACGCCCATATCACGATGGACGACCGGCGCTGTGCTGACGGGCACCGCGCCCGCATCCTGCACTTCAATAATGAGTTGCTTCGGGACATTGACCACACCAAAGAGGAGTTTACCGAGGTGCTGGCCGAGATAGACGCCTATGAGCTGTATTGCCGAGAACACCCGGAGTACCCGAACAATCGGGCGGTTTTGGCAATCGAGAACATCCGGGAAGTCTACAAGGAACGGATGAAGCTGCACGATTTTCTCCAGGAGAGCAGCGCCGCCAGACGGGAGGGGTAAGCGTGAAAACTGTGATTTCGATTGCTCTACTGTTACTGGCGGGGGCCCTGTTCGCGCTGGGCCTGCTTGCTGCCAGGAACGTCTACCTCCGCCGGAAGAAAAGCCGCGCTCGTCGGGCGGCGCCCGGCACCCCTCGGAAGTGGCCCAAGTTTGAGATGACCAAGCTGGTTATCTGGGTGTGCCTCGCAAACGGCGTCGCCTGGGTATGGATGTCATATTATCTGGCCCTCCATGATAAGACCCAGATTGCGGAAGGGCTGTCCCAGGTAGCCGTCACGGAAATTATCGGCGTGGTGCTGGCCTACTGTATCAAATCCGTAGTGGAGAATTTGAGCAAGAACAATCACTGGCCCGACAAATCGCCGTGGGTTGGCGGGGAACCGCCCGAGGATGAGGACGGGAGGGGATAGAAATGAATACCGAGGAGAAAATCTGGAACTTTTTGAAGGCTCAGGGCCTTTCTGACGCTGGTGTCGCCGGTGTCATGGGCAACCTTTACGCTGAGAGCGGCCTTCGTCCGAACAATCTCCAGAACAGCTACGAGGGCAAGCTGGGCATGGCCGATGCCGAGTACACCGAGATGGTGGACCACGGCACCTACACCAACTTCGTCCGTGACAAAGCGGGCTACGGCCTGTGCCAGTGGACGTATTGGAGCCGGAAGCAGGCCCTTTTGAACTATGCGAAAGTGAAAGGCGCGTCCATCGGCGACTTGGCTATGCAGCTCGGCTTTATGATGCGGGAGCTGAACCAGGGGTACAAGGCGTTGGTGTTGAAACTTAAAACTGCCACCAGCGTGAAGGAGGCATCCGATGCCTTTCTGCTCCAGTTTGAGCGCCCAGCGGACCAGAGCGAGGCCCGACGGAAGCAGCGGGCCGAGTATGGTCAGAAGTATTTCGACAAGTATGCGAAGAAAGGAAGTGGCAGCACCATGGGATTCTCCAATAGCTCCCTGGCTACGGTCAGGATGATTTCTCCGAACCGAACGCCGAACCGAAACCATGTCATCGACACCATTACCATCCACTGTTTCGTGGGGCAGGTGAACGCCAAGCGCGGGTGCGAGGTGTTCCAGCCCAGCAGCAAGCAAGCGTCCTGCAACTATGTTGTGGGCTACGACGGGTCTATCGGCCTGTGCGTGGAGGAGAAGGACCGGAGCTGGTGTACCGGCGGCTATAAGACGGTGAATGGGGTCAAGACCCCCATCCGGGTCAACGGCATCTCCGGGGCCTCCAACGACTATCAGGCCGTGACCATCGAGGTCGCCAGTGACTCCAAGCACCCCTACGCCATCACCGACAAGGCCATGGCCGCTCTGATTGAGCTTTGCGCCGACATCTGCCGGCGGAACGACATCAAGCAGCTCATGTGGAGGGGCGACAAGAATCTGGTGGGCAAAGTGGACCAGCAGAACCTCACGGTCCACCGCTGGTTTGCCAACAAGAGCTGCCCCGGCGACTACATCTACGAGCGCCTGGGCGACATCGCCGCAAAGGTGAACGCCAAGCTGGGCGGAGCCTCCGCCGGTAAGGACACCGATGTCCCTGCCACGCCGGTGAGCAAGGTCCCGTACAAGGTCCGCATCACAGCGACCGACCTCCGCATCCGCAAGGGCCCCGGCACGGACAAGGAAATTGTCCAGGTCATCGCGCCGGGTGTCTACACCATCGTGTCCGAGGCCACCGGCAAGGGCGCCACCCTCTGGGGTAAGCTGAAGTCCGGCATCGGCTGGGTGTCCCTGGACTACTGCAAGAAGATTTGAGGAGGAAAAGACCATGAACGAATTTCTGTCCGCATTGCTCCAGGCCGTAATCATCGCGGCTGTCCCCGTCATCGCCGGGGCCATCGTTAAGGGCGTCAAGGCCCTCGCCAAGAACCTGTCCACCAAGACCGACAGCGAGCTGGCGAAGAAGTATCTGGCCGACGCTGCCGACGCCATCACCACGGCGGTGTCGCTGGTGAACCAGACGTATGTTGACGGGCTGAAGAAGTCCGGCACGTTCACGAAGGAGAACCAGGAGGAGGCCCTGGGCCGGGCCATCAAGGAAGCGGTCAATTTGATGAGGCATGAGACCCTTGCTTTCCTGAAGGAAGCCTACGGCGATATGAACGACTACCTCGTGAGCAAAATCGAGGCTGAGGTCAGGCTCCAGAAGCAGAATGACCCCGCCATGCTCAGCGTTCCGCTGGAGGCTATTGGCAGCGTCACGGAGTCGCCGAGCACCACGGCTGTCGCTGTGGCGGCGGCATCTGCGGCGGCCACGGTCGCAGCTACCGAAGCCGTTCGGCAGACGACCGCCTCTACGCCGCCTGAGAGCCCCGCAGAGGCCCCCGCAGAGCAGGGAGTGTAATTCCCCGCCCCGGTGCCTGGACGCAGCACAGCGCGCAGGAGAGCGGGCGGCGCGGCGCTTATAAGCGCATGAATCCACAGCAATAGCAGAGTGGGCCTTCGGTCAGAAGGCCCACTCTATTTTTATGTCCTCATCGGTGAGGACTATCCGCGATATAAGGCTCTGGGTGATGCGGCGCTTCTGCGCCTCGTCTGCGAAGTCCCAGACCTGGGCGGCGTCGGCTATCAGCGCTTCCACCAAGTCGAAGGGCATGGTGTCATCCTCGACGACCGGGGCCAAAGAGTTTTGCAGCACAGTCTTCTCGTTGTAGAGCTTGTTGATGTTCTCCCCCAGCAGCTCCGGCGGGATGCTGTCGGTCTGGTAGAGTCCCATCAGCTTATTTATCTGCCGGTCAATCTCCCGAATCCGCTTTTCGATGTCCATGTTCTCCACCGGGGTGACGACCTTCGGCTTGTGCGTGGCAATCTCCGCCGCCATCTCCGGGGAGCGAAGCAGCTTCCGAATCTCGGCGTCGATGCGCCCCTCCAGCTCCGGGCCCTTCCAGTTCTTATTCTTGCAGTTCGGGTCCTTCACCATAGCCTTTATCTGCTTGGTGCGGGAGTAGCAGGCGTAGTAGGAATACTTGCCGCTGTTCCGCAGATAGTAGCGGCCCCCGCAGTGCCCGCAGAATAGAATACCGGCCAGCCAGTGTTTGGATTTGAACGCATTTGCTCCGTACATAGCCTTACGTTTTCCTCTCAGAACCTGGACGGCGTTGAACTGCTCCTCGCTGACCAGGGGTTCGTGGGCGTCGTCAACCCGCACTTCGCCGAAGTGGATGCGCCCCAGATATGTCTCATTTTCGAGGATATACCGAATCCCCGACCAGGAGGCATAGCTGCCGTAGCGGTTTGTGTAGCCCTCGGCCTGGAGCCGTTCAGAGATGGTGTTCAGGGATGCCCCGGCCAGATACCACTCAAATATCTTTCTGACCTGTTCAGCCTCGTAGGGGTTCACCACCAGCTTGCCGTCCTCGTAGTCATAGCCGATGGGGATATACCCGCCGCCGTGGTACAGCCCGGTCTTGGCCCGCGCGATGCGGCCCATCTTTGTGCGCTCCTTTATCTGCTCACGTTCGAGCTGGGCGAAGACCGCCAGCAGGCCAATCATGGCCTTGCCGAAGGGGGACGAGGTATCAAAGCTCTCCTGCATCGAAACGAAGTCAACGGAGTTGGGAAGAAAGACCTCCTCGATGAGATAGAGCGTGTCCCGCTGGGAGCGGGAGAGCCGGTCCAGCTTGTAGACCAGTACCACGTCGAACTTGTCCGTCTCCGCCATGAGCTTTTGAATACCGGGGCGTTTGAGGTTACTGCCGGTGTACCCGCCATCGACGTAGATGTCCGCAATCAGCCACCCTTGCGCCTTGCAGTAGGCTATCAGGCGCTCCTTCTGTTCGCCAACTGAGTAGCCCTCCTGGGCCTGCTCCTGCGTGGAAACACGGATGTAGATGGCGGCTTTTTTCACAGAGGCATACCGTCCCGGATATAGTTGGCGAATATCCAGTTCCGGCAGGTGCGCTGCTCCAGCGTGTACTCACCCTCGGGGTCCGGCTTATAGCCCTGGAAGTCAATCTGGCGGGCGTCCGTTATTTCGAGGTGAATCTTGTCGTTGTCGATGGTGATGGTCTGGCCTTCGCACGGGACGAAGGCGACGTGGGTGTTGTTGTTCCACACCCAGCCTTTGCTCAGGCCGCAGAGGTAGTAGGCTTTCACCTTGCTGTCCGGCGCAATATCCACCTCAACGTGGGCCTTGTCCTTAAAGCGGGTCTTTTCGTAGACCTCGTTGAACTTGTCGCCGATAAAGCATTGGGCGCAGCACTTATCTATGCGGACGCTGCGGATGGCCCGCAGCCAGAAGAAGTTACACCGCTTCTTTATATCGAGGGTCAGTTTCATTCCGTACTCCCTTCCAGCTCCACTGCATAATTGAGGAGCCTCAGTCGGTCCCTGCCGCCCAGCATCTCATAGATGTGCAACAACTCGACCGCCTCGGGCGACAGGGTTTGGTTGGTATCTCCCTGGAAGATGACGCCGCCGTGGTTCGCCTGGATGAACGAGCTGTTCGACAGCGAGCCACTTATGTTGTTGGACACAGCCGGGACCGTCTCAATGCCTCTCAGCAGGTAGTCGATGCTGACGTTGAAGTAATCAGCAATCTTCACGAGCGCCTCCACGCTTGGGAAGGACTGCGGGAGCCGTTCATACTTGCCGATGGCCGAAGGCACGACGCCTATCACCTCCGCCAGTGCGGTCTGGGTGACATCGCGCTCTTTGCGTAGTTTCCTTAGCCGTTCACCAAATCCGTCCATAAGTGGCACCACCTTTCCTGTAAGTTCATTATATGTCTTTTAATTCACATTGTCAACAAAAAATTTTTTCAGAAAAATTTGTGATTGTGAGTTGACATTCAAGACTTGAAGTGTTATAATGAGAATGTAATTCCAAAGGAACCCCGTCCAGATGGGGAGGAGGTGAGAAGATGAACGTGATGAGGGAGCGCAGACTGCGCGGCGCTATTCCTACCCAGCGCGAAGTCGCCAAAATCCTGGGCGTCAGGGAGTCTGCGGTCAGCAAGTGGGAGCGCGGCATCGCAAGGCCCCGCGCGGAAAAGCTGCCCATTCTCGCCAAGCTGTATGGCTGCACCATTGAGGAGCTTCTGGCTGACGCCGGTGACGCCCCGCAGGAGGAATGAACGCCGCGTCCGCCGTCCTGTTCGCGGTCGCAACGGAGCTTGCGAATCAGGCGAAGGACAGCCTGCCAGAGCTTCGAGAGGGCGAAAAGGTTCAGCGCGAATGGTTTGAGGACGGTATCTACAAACGCCTGACGACCTTTGAGGGCAGAACCTTTCTAAGTCAATTCGACTTTCGGCAAAAGAAAAGCCGCCGGGTGGCGGTAGGAGGTGAATGAAAACGACTGAGATAGCTTGCTGAATTTGCCTATACCAGCATCGCGGCCTTCGCGGCGTTCACCTGCCGCATGGCCTCTTTGTAGCCGGCGTGGTAGCTGTAGTAGGTTGTCTCGGTGGCCGTCTCGAACACACCGTCCAGCGGTTTGTTGATGTCCTTGATGGCGATAGGCTTTTTGGTTTTCTCATCCGTGACGATCTCGCTCTCGATTCGACCGTCGTTGTGGAGCGTGGTCTTTACACAGTACCACAGGGGCGTTTCCCGCCACTCGCGGTATTCCATTTCGACTTCCAAGCACTGATTTTTCATTTCCCTCAACCTCCGGGCTTTTTTTGGTTTCCTCATGGTTCTATTATACGACTTTTAGGCTCATTTGTCAATCTTTTTCAGAAATTTTTTCGGAAAAAATTTTTCCTAAAAGAGCCGACGAGCAGTAAAAAATCAGGAGCCTGCCGAGAAAAGCAAGCTCCTGATTTTCATTTCTTGGGTTTCCATGAACCAATGGCCTCGATCCCGAACAGGAGAACCGCCATGTCCTCCATCGCCTTCCCAACGTCCCGGTAGAAGGTCCGTTTGTCTATGTTCAACTGCTCCGCGATAGCCTCTACCCGCATCTGATCCTTCCCGATGTACCGCAGGTAGAGGGCGTTCCACCGGCGGGCCTCCTCCGGGTTTTCGGATTCCAGACACAAGGCCCGGTAGGTTTTCAGCATCTTGTCAACGTGGCTCATCATCAACCCGGTCTTCCGGCGCATGGAACAAATCGAATTGACCTCTAACGCCTCCGGCGCAACGTGCGAGTAGTGCGCTTTCAGCTTGCGGTAGTTCTTCATCAGGAGGTTGACATCGTGATACCGAGCGTCGAACTCCTCCTCGATAATCTCGTCCCGCTTGGCGAGGACCTCGGCTGCCGCTATCCGGGCAACCTCCGCAATTTCTTCTTTCCGCATGGCAGCTCCTCCTTTTTTAACGGTGCAATTTACTGATTCGGGCTTTCAGTGCAGTCATCAAGGCATCCTGCATATCGCCCTTATACTGAAGGGCTGCAATAACGTCCTCGTCCATGCCGCCCCGGACAATCAGGTGGTGGATAACGACCGGGTGCTCCTGGCCCTGCCGGTGCAGCCGCTTGTTGGCTTGCTCGTACTGCTCCAGGCTCCAGGTCAACCCGAACCAGATGGCGTGGTGCCCACCGCGCTGAAGGTTCAGACCGTAGCCGCAGCTCGCAGGATGGGCCAGCAGCACGTCGATTTCCCCGTTGTTCCAGTCGGTTTCATCCTTCGCCTGGGAATAGACCCGGACCCGCAGCTTGGTAGCGGTCAGGGCGGCCACCAGCCGGTCACGGTCGTGCTGGAAATTGTAAAACACCAGGGCGTGTTGCCCATTTAACTGCTCAATCAGCTCCAGGAAGGCGTCGATTTTGCAGTCGTGGACGCTGAGGGCATTTTTGTTCTCGTCGTAAATCGCCCCGTTGCAAAGCTGCAACAGCTTCCCGGTCAGGACTCCTGCCGTTCCTGCGGTGATGGTGTTCTCGTCGATTTGCAGAAGCAGGTCGGTCTCCAACTGGTGATAGGCTTTCGCCGCCGGAGCGTCCAGCATCACGGGGATGTCGTTGTGAAGCATGTCCGGCAGGGTGATGTAGTCCTCCGCCTTCATGCTGATGCAAATATCGCTGATGGCGTTCTTAATCATCTCGAAGCTGCCGTCCTTCGGCGTGTAGCTGAAGATGGTCGTGCGGTTCCGCTTTCCGGGGATGAAGTACCTGTCTCGATAAGCGCCCATCGTCTTGCCTAACCGGGCCCCGCCGTCCAGGAGATAAACCTGCGCCCACAAATCCTCCAGGCCGTTGCTCGAAGGGGTGCCGGTCAGCTCCACGATGCGGCGGATGCGGCTCCGCACCAGCTTCAGGGATTTGAACCGCTTGCTCGACGGGTTCTTGAAACTGGAACTTTCATCCAGTATCACCATGTCGAACGGCCATTCGTTTTTGAAGTGCTCCACCAACCACGTCACGTTCTCCCGGTTGATGATGTAGGCGTCCGCCGGCGTCGCCAATGCCCGCAGCCGCTGCTGAAGCGTCCCAAGCACCGGGACAATCCTCATCTTCCTCAGATGGTCCCACTTTTGGGCCTCCGTGTTCCAGGTGGCCTCCGCCACCTTCTTCGGGGCGATGATGAGGGGCTTCGCAACCTCCCACCGATTGTACCGAAGGTCGTGTATGGCGGATAGGGTGATGACTGTCTTGCCTCAACCCAAGCCCATATCCAAAAAGAGGCCCACCGCGCGATTGTAGATAATGCTGTCAATGCAATACTGCTGGTAGGGATAGGGTACGAACTTCATCGGGCATCACCTCCTTCATCGTGGATTTTGTGCCATTTGGCGTGTTCAGCTTGTGAAGGAAAAACCTCCAAATTGCTCGGACGGTTATTCCGTTTATTTCCATCTTTGTGATGAACGACCTCGCCGGGTTTCAGAGGCCGACCAAGCATAAGCTCTGCTACCCTTCGGTGCGTGTGGCGGCCCATGAACTTTTCATAGGACTCTCCGCTACCCGTGTTGAGATGTGCAGTCCGTAATTTCAATCGTGTTTCCGGCGTCATCCTGGTCGGATTCAATTCTCGATTCATCTTCGAGAGCCGTGCGCTGTTCTTCGCAAAGTCACGATAACGATACCCGTCCGGGTTATCCGCTTTATTGGAGAAGTGACCGAGACACGCTCGACTGCAAAAATTGTGTTCTTTGATTTTCGACGGGTATCGGTACATTGGCTTTCCGCACCAGTCGCAGGTTAGTTGTACCTTCACGTCTGCATACCTCCAATTTCAGCCAGGAGCTGCTTCACGCTGTCGATGCCCTTGACTACCCTCACATCCGCCCCCCGTTTTTGCATCTCTCCAATCGTGTATCTCTGGATTTTCGCCAGACGCCCGGTTTCAGTCTTCAGCTCCGCAAATATGATTCTGCCGGTGGCCGTGATAATGAGCCTGTCAGGTACTCCCGGTGTGCCAGGGCTCGTGAACTTCAGGCACATTCCACCGAGCTTTTTTACCCCGTCAACGAGGCGCCTTTCAATCGTGCTTTCAAGCATTTTTGTCCTCCTCGAAATCTCGCGCGCGTATGAGCGCCTAAAACAGAGGATTTAGAGACATTAGAGAATTACGTTATCTCTCTAATTTTCTCTATCTCTCTAATTTAACTACTCTATAGGAGTGAATGTTTCAATGTTTCAACTACTACATAATAGAACTTTGACGGCCATAAGACCTCGTGGGCCGCCGGGTGACTGCGATTTTCTGCAACTTTTTCGCTGAAACATCGGGTGAAACAAGTCCGAAACATTGAAACATTGAAGGCTGAAACATTGGGTTGAATTATTTTCTCTAACCTTGAATTTCGTGTCTAATGTTGGAGTTAAAGGAAATGTTTCGCCCAATGTTTCGCCCAATGTTTCAGCCCTCAACGGCGCTGGAACCCCCTCTGGTAGCCACAGTAACCGAACCGCAAACCATTGGAGGTTTTGCACCACCCCGGCAGTGACCGAAGGATGTCGTTTATCTCGGCGGACTCCGCATATCGGAAGTCTTTAGGCTGCCCGCCGAACGCTTCGCACCAAATCTCCAGGGCGCATACCCTGTCTCGGAGAACCAGCTTGATGTCCCCCTGCGCCATGCCGTTCAGGAACATCCGCCGCCTGTCGAGAGGCCACTTCTGCCAGTCCTCCGGCACAGGGGTTTCGAGGAAGTCCAGGATGACGCCTTCCTTGCTACTCATCTCTCGGTGGGATTCCTGCTCGGCTTTGGCGGCCTCCTCGACCTCTCCTACCAGAAACAGTCCCTCACCCATACGCCACCGCATCACAGCCTCGGCCCAAATCTGGTCCTTTTCTTCATCCAGGTCCAGCCACACGCTTTTACTGCGCGGGCCCAGCCCGGTATCGACCGGCCAGAACCGGCGGTTGCCCGTGCGGTCACGCAGGAACTCGGTGGTGTTCGTGGTGCCGAAGAACACGCAGCACCTCGGGATGTCCTTCACATGACGCCCATAGGCCGCCCGGAACTTATCGGAGCGCAGGCTGAGGAACTGCTTGATACGGGCCACGTCCGATTTGTGAAAGGCGTCCAGCTCGCTGACTTCTACCAGCCACACGCCCTGGAGCAGCTCGCTGGCCTCCTTACCCTCGAAGGTGCGGATGCCGTCATTGAACCAGCCCATACTCATCTTGTCGAGGAGTGTGGATTTGCCTATGCCCTGTGGCCCCGCCAGAATGAGCATGGTGTCATACTTGCACCCCGGCTCCATGGCGCGGGCCACAGCCGCCGTAAATGCTTTGCGCGTGACCGCCCGCGTATAGGGCGTGTCGGCGGCGCCCAGGTAGTCCACGAACATCAGGTCCAGGCGGGGAATACCGTCCCATTTGAGCCCCGCCAGATAGTTCCGCACATCGTTGAACTTGTGCTTCTCGCTGTGCAGGGACAGGGCCCCGTCGATTTTGCCGTTGCCGGTGATTTTGTAGACCTTCTCAAAATACCAGTAGAGACCCTGGTTATCGTTGTCTGTCCAGGCCCGCCGCTTCGTGAACGGGCTCCAAGGCAGGTCGCCTAATATCTCGCCCCGGCCCGCGAACTCGTTCAGAGCGAACTTCCCGCGCAGGTTCAGGTCGTTTTCGAGGATGAGCCAGATGTTGTCGATGGTGGCCTTGATAGCCCCCGTCTGCTTGTTCAGCTCCAGCTCCGCAGTCCAGTCGTAGGACGCCTCCTCGGGGGCGTCCTCGGCGTCTGTGGCGGTCGAGGTCAGCTTGCCGAAGTCACTGACCGCGGACTCCGCCCGCTCCTTCGCCATCTGCCGGGACACCTTCTGGTCCGCCACAGCCAGCTCGCACATCGCAAGGTAGGACGGGAGCCGGTTTGGGGGATGCTTGCTGATGTCCACCGCGTCGTCCCGGTCCCCGAATTTGTGCAGGCGCACGAGGTCAAAGGAGTTGACCAGCTTGCCGCAGCAGGGGTCGGTGGAGTGGTGGGAGTAGAGGAACATCCCGTTGTCGTAGATGACAGCGCCGCCCGTGGTGCTGCCGCCCGTATATGTGTAGCGCCCTCTGGTCGCGTCCACAGGCTCATAGACACCCTCCAGGAAGGTGTCGAGGGCCTCGTAGATGTCGTAGGTACGGCAGAACGCCCCGATGATGCCGCTCTTGCTGAGGGGGTCGGTCTGCTTCGTCGCCAGCTTGCGGTATGCGTTCTCCGCGCCGGGGACCTGGGGCCACTTTGAAACGTCCCGCCAGTCTCCGTACCGCTCGTTCATGGCAGCCAGCAGACCGTCCGCCAGGAGCATTGGCTTATCGGCGGCGAGGTAGACATACTCGCTGTCCGCGCAGCAGCTCGGCCAGTACATCAGCCGGGTCGCCTCGAAGGTGGTGGGGTCTGCAAACTCGATGCCGATGCGCTCGGCCATGTACCGCGCCAGGGGCTCGTATTCGTCCGCCGTCACCGTTCGGTCGAACGGCAGAAGAATCCGCAGGCGGGGGCTCACCGGCGAGTGCTTGCGCGTGGAGTAGATGCAGTAGCCGCAGCCCAGGCCCTCCACTCGTCGTTCGATTTCCTCGGTACCTCCGGGTGGGATGCTGTCAAAGTCCAGAGTGATGAGGTCGCGTCCCGTCACGGCTCCGGCCTTGCGCCGGGGGCCCGCGAGGGCCCCGGCCACAAAGCCGCCGATGTCTTTCTTCTCGTCCTGTTCGGATTTCTTCAGATTGAGATACTGGCTCATTGTCTCGGTGGACCGGGACGGGATGCGGAGCTTCTCGTAAAACTCCGACAGCATGAGGGTCTGAGGCTGCCAGTTAATGCTTTTACGATTGTTGCCTGTGGTAATTGTTATCCTGCGGTCGTATTGCATCAGGCTTTCCTCCTACTGCTGTTTCTCTGGAGATTATCGCTCCATGTTGATGGGCGTCCCAACGGTTCCGACGCTTTCACTGCTGCCAGTAGCCCTGAACTCCTCCCCCGGCAGGGGGTACATAAAGCGGAACATCAGGTAGTTGGCGGCGTCAACCAAGTGCTCAGTGTTGCCGTCCTTTTTGAAAGCGTCCAGGCACAGCTCCGCAGTTTTAAGGGCATCTACCCGGCCCTCGCCGAAGTTCTTCCGCGCCGGACCGTATTTATGAGCTGACACCTCTACCCGGTTCTGCCGGAGCCTGTCAAACTCCAGGCTGTAGTCACCACTCATCTCTCCGCCTCCAGCTCAATGTCGTCGAAGACCACCGGCACCAGCTCACGCATCCGGCGAAGCAGCGGAATGGTGACTTCCCGCATCTGCGGGTGGGCTGCTGGAGCCGTCCGCAGCCGGAAGAAGTGCCGCCACTCCCGGAGGTTGGCTGTCATCACGACCTCGGTTTTGAGACTGTTCGGCAGAACGGCGCGGGCCTCCTGCGGGGAACAGCCGAACTCCAATAGCCGGAAGTACCGCTTCTCAGCCTCAAAGCAGGCCCGCCGCCACTGGAACCAGCCCTCCGTGTCCTCAGCCAGATAGAGCGGCTTGATGAAGGTGATTTCCCCGCCGTGCTTGCCCTGAGAGTAGTTGCAGTACCGGGTGCTCTCCTGGCAGTAGGCCGCCAGCCGGTGCCGAACGATTTCGTGGGACACGCCCCGGTCCACGATGAACTTGACCGTGATGACAACGTGCTCCAAAACGGCCTCGTGGCCCCGCTTGATGATGCCCGCCACGAACTTCTCGGCAGAGGTGTCGGTAATGCGGTCCTCGGACTTGTAGCACACACGCCCGCACAGCTCGATGTGCCGCAGGATGTCGGCGCCGTTCACGGTGCCGATGATTTCAAAACCAGGGGAAACGATTTTCATTGGATTTGTCCTCCTTAATCTTTTTTGAAGAAGTCGCCCACCCAGCCGTCAGCGTTCAGCGGCAGGTCGCGCGCCCAGGGGATTGGAAGGGTCATCAGCCGAACGATCTCATCCAGATTGGCCTGTTCCGGCCTACAGTCGATGACCACCTCGTCGTGGATGTGGAACACCACCGGGAACCCGGCGGCCTCCAGGTGTTCGATTGCCGCCGCGAGGCAGTCACGGGCGATGGCCTGGACGATATTCTCTACCAGCTTCCCGCCGTAGGTCTCCAGCGGCCCCCACTGCTTGGTGGTCTGGTTCACGCCGTAGTAGGAGATGGATGGCTTATTCCACTGGTTGACGCCCAGCTCCGGCTTTGCATAGTAGAGCTTGCGGCGGCTCGGCAGCGTGATGGTCATAAAGTCGAGGCCGTTCTGCGGGTCGCACTCTCGGGCAAAGAGCAGGTTGTTGACGCCCGCCGGGGTCCCGGTCTGGATGACCGACACCGCCGCCGCCTCGACCCGATACCACAGGTCAACGATGCGCTTGTTGGACTCCCGCCAGCGGGAAACGATGTCCGGCAGGTCTTCTTCCGGGATGCCCATGTTCAGGGCTCCCATCGTGATGAGGGCGCCGGTGCTGCCCTGGTAGCCCAGGGCCAGCTCTGCGACCTTGCCTCTCTGCCGGAGGGAGTATTCCGGGTTCCCCTTCTTGATGCGCTCGATGGGCACTCCGAACATCTGGCTGGCGGATGCCTCGTAGATTTTGCCGTGGGTCCTGAACACCTCCAGCCGCCAGTGCTCCCCGGCCAGCCAGGAAATGACGCGGGCCTCGATGCTGGAGAAGTCGGCGTCCACCAGCTTGTTCCCCGGCGATGCGATGAACGATGTGCGGATGAGCTGGGAGAGCGTGTCAGGGATGGAGCCGAACATGAACCTCAGCTTATCCCCGCTTTTGCTTTTCACGGCGGCCCGCGCCGTTGGGAGCTGCTCGATGTAGGTGCGGGGAAGGTTCTGCACCTGCACCAGCCGCCCCGCCCAGCGGCCTGTTCGGTTCGCGCCGTAGAACTGTAGCAGCCCCCGGACCCGCCCATCGGAGCAGACCGCAGCTTCGATGGCGTTATACTTCTTCGTGCTGGTCTTGCCCAGCTCCTGCCGAATCTCCAGCATCCGTTCGGCGTCGCCCGTGATGCCCTCGTCCTTCAGCATCGCGGCGACGGTATCTTTCCGCAGGTCGCCCACGGGCTGCTCGGTGTTCATTTCGAGCCACTTGGCAAGCTGGGCGACACTGTTGGGGTTCTCCAGCCCCGTGATGGAGATGGCCTCATTCATCAGGGCGTCATGGGTCTTCGCCGCGATTTCGAGAGCGCCCTGCACCAGCCCCATGTCAACGGCAACGCCTCGGGCGTTGATGATGAGGTCGGTCTGCCACTGCTTCTCTATCTCCGCCGGGACGGGGAAATTGGACAGCCGCCGCTCAATCTCCATCTCGGTGGTGACATCCCCCCGGCAGTAGGTCTTGAACAGCGCCCACTTGTCGGGGTCGTGCTTCGGAAGGTTCCGGGTGCGGCCCCCGTTGCTCTTTGTGGGGGTGCAGGGGACGCAGAAGTAGCGGATGAGGGATTTGCCCACCGCCAGCTTCTGCTTTTCGGCGGGGAGGCCCAGGGCCTTGCCCGTGGCGTCCAAGCCGGCGGTGTAGCCGCAGTACAGCCCGTGGAGCATCGTGTCCCGCCACTGGTCCACCGGCAGGATGACGCCGAAATACTTGGACAGGCAGTACCACTCAAACGGGGCGTTATAGGCGTGTTTGATATAGGCCGGGTCCCCGATGGCGGCCTCCAACCAGTCCGGCAGCATCTCGCCGCAGGCAAGGTCGATGATTTGCACCGGGCCGCCGTCCAGACTGTAGGCAAACAGCAGAATCTCGAAGTCCGGGCTCTGGACGTATTTGTAGGCCCCGGTCTTTCCGATGGGGACGCTGCTATAGGTTTCCAGGTCGATACTGAGATGCCTCATCCGTTATCACTTCCTCTCAAATCCGAACGGCCATCTGTCCAGCGCCTTCTCCCTGGCGTCCTCCTCACCCGCGCCCGGAGGCGCCATGGACCCGCATCTGAGGCACAGGAATTGGTGCGTGAGGTCAGGCGGAAAATGACCAGACAGGATAGTTGGGGTCATCAGCTCGCCGCAGTATGGGCAGAAGACATTCATCTGTCCGCCACCTGCACTTCCATGATGCCGGCGGCGTCCCGGATATTGAGGGCGAGCTTTGCGCGGTCACTCCGCAGCAGCCGGAGCTTCATCAGCACGGCCTCGAAATCGTGGCCGTCCAGCTTCGGGTCGCCCAGCTCCCGCCCCAGCTCCTGGATTTTGCCGGGGAGCCGGCCTGCCAGGGCCAGCAGCTCGTTGTAAAGCTCTTGCTGTTCCTGCGCGGTGCAGAACTTCCGGGCCATTTTGAACAGCTTCTTTCCCTGCGGGATAGCGCAGGGGAAAAAGCCGTCGATTTGCACCTCCACAAACCCAGAGGAGTGGTCGATGCGAAAGGCCAAGCCTTTTTCTTGTAGAATGATGCTCATGGATTTGTCCTCCTCACGAAAAAAGCTCGCGGCTGCGGCGTTTACCGCAGCCGCGAGCTTTCGTATCTTAGCCGGGATAGTAGGGCTGGCCCGTCAGGGGGTTGATGGCTCCGGGCTGGAGGCCCATCGGAGCAGCCGGCTGGCCGTAGCCGGGGGCCGGCGCGGGGGGCGTCATGCCCGTGTTGGGGTAGGACATCTGGCCGGGGGTGGCGGGCATCGCCGCGCCATACCCAGGGGTAGCCGGAGCGCCCACGGTCTGCCCGATGCCGGCGAAGTCCGCCGCAGCACTCGCGCCGCCCGCCAGGGGCTCACCGTCGCGGGTCTTCATCACGTTGCCCAGGCCGCAGCCCACGCCGCGCTTGCCCGCACGGTTGTACCCGAAGAAGTTGATGGTCACGCGGGCGTACATCCCGCTGTAGATGTCCTGGGGCAGCAGCTCGGTGTTGATGTCGCTCTGGTGGACCACCTGGGGCTTGTTCTGGGTGCTGGCCGTGATTACCCAGCAGCCCTTGCACTCGGGGCCGTAGGGGGTGCCGTTGTCCCGGACGCCATCGCCGTCGTGGATGGGGATGGGCATGACCGGGGGCCGGACGCCGCCCCACAGCTTGTTCTGGGCGTCAACGGCGGCGGCCTCGATGCTGGCGTCGATGTTCTGCTTCACAGCCGTGTCGGTCTTGGGAATCAACAGGGTCACGCTGTACTTGGGGGTCGCGCTGGGGTCGGTCCCGTTCACCCGAGGCGCGACGAGGTTGACATAGGACAGGCGGCACTCGCCGGTCAGGACCTTGGTGGGAACGTTGTTATACATGGACTTGTCCTCCTTTTTAATTTGGGCCTGCTGTTTGGCCCATTTAACGCCGGGGTCTTTATCCGTCAGGATTCGACCGCTGGCGCATTTGACGCATTTGATACGCCATTTTGGGGTTCCGGGTGCTGCGTTGTAGATTTTCTCGAAGTGCCCGTAGCCCGGTTCCACCCATGCACCGCAGCAATAGCACTGGCCGGGGTACACGTTACGAGCCACTTCTTCTCGACCGCCTTCCGAAAACGCGCTTCATCCACCAGCGGATGACGTAGCAGCACTGTTCGAGGGGGCCCACACGACGGTAGCTCATCGGACTCCGTTCACGGCGGTTTGGAGCAGGAACCCCAGCAGCTCCCAAACCTTGTCCTTGATTTTCTTCATGCAGAGCTCCTGCCCGATGCGCTCGTCGTAGTTTTCGGGGCTCACGCAGGATGAGGTTTCGACAATCTCATACCCGTTACGGAGAGTTGCCCGCACGATGGTGGTCTTGTCGCCCAGGGTATCGGTGCGCCAATTCTTAATGAAGTGGTCCACCATTTCCGAGCTGATGCTGGGCCGGTCAGTCTTCAGGTCCGGGTTGACCGTGACAGGCAGGTAGGCCCGCTCAAACACGTCCCTCGGGCTCCAGCTCTCGTAGCCGTCCGGGTAGCGAACCTTATAGCCTTCCTCCACGGTCGCGTCGTTGGGAACGGGCCAGTCAGCGGGCTGAATCTTTCCGTCAACACGGTTGGCAGGCTCTGCCTCAATCAGTTTCGTGCCGATATACTGTCTCATGCTTCTCCTCCGTTCTCTACTACCCCCGCAAAATCAGCGGCGGCGCTGCTGAACTCCTTGCGCTTATCGTTGGCGTCCGCCAGCGCGGGCTTGCCCTGGGGCTTTACGACGAACTCGCCAACCAGCTCCGTGAACTGCGGCTTACCCAGCGTCTTTTCGAGCTGGGCCAGCGACTTGGGAACGCTGTCGTAAACGACCGCCCGGTCGATGCCCGACGCCAGGAGCTTGTCGATGGCCTTATCCTGGTCGGACCAGCAGCGGGTGCTCTTGCCCTCCACGGCCTTGTAGCCGGGGATTTTCTTCCCGCTCAGAATCAGCTCCAGGGCTTTGTCCTTCACGGAGTTGTACCACTCCACGAGGCAGCCGCCACGGGTCAGCACATCCGACAGGACTTCCGGGGTGAGGAACGCCGGATTGGGCAGCTCCCCGGTGGTGGCGTCCTTGAAATCGTCGAAGGCGCTGGTCTGCTGCGCCGCCTGCGCTTTGCAGATGCCGTTCGCACGGCAGAACCGGCACCAGTCGCCGGCCTTGTACTCACCCAGGCCCATGAAGGCTTTCTGAGCGATGGGCTTGATGCTTTCACCCCAGGCCAGCAGCTCCTCAGCCTTGCAGGTCCAGCCCTCGTAGGAGTTGAGCCGGGGCTGGTCGATGTAGATTTCAACCTGCCGGATGGTGTCGCCGAACAGGGGCCGGTAGAGCTTGATGGCTCCCAGGGCGTACAGCATCATCTGAGGGTTCTGCTCCGCACTGACCGGGACGCCCTTACCGTGCTTGTAGTCCGTGATGACCAGCGTGTCGCCCCCAAGCATCACGCAGTCGCAGCGCCCGAACGCCTCGGGAACGTAGTCGGAGATGTCCACGCCGACCTCGAAGGCCACGTAGGGCTCGTGCTCGAACCGCATGGCCCGCTCCGCCAGATGCTCCACATAGGTCTCCGCCGTGTGGAGCATCTCGTCGTTCCACAGGGGCTTGGTCTTCAGCTTCTTCACGGTGCGGGTGTACTCGCCCGACTTGGCCTTCTTGAAGTGCTTCTTCGCCGCCACCTCGCAGACGCTGTGGGCCAGGGTGCCCTCCTGGGCGAACTCGCTCGGCTTTTCCGGCAACGTCGCCTCCAGCCGTGCGGCGGGGGTGCAGTTCATCCAGCGGTGGGCGGCGGAGGGGGAAAGAAGGGCGTGTTTGCTCATATCTTCGCCCCCAGCTCACGCATCGCAGTGGCGAACGCGCCAAGCTGCTCGGGCTTCAGGTCCATTACGGCCTGAACGCCGAAGGAGTGCAGGAGGTTCATCAGCTCGTTCACCTTGCCCGCGTCCATGAGCGTCGCGCCGGCCTGCATAATCTGGTCAACCGTGTACTGCGGGGCCGGGGCCAGGGGAACGCCAGTCGGCTGCGCCGGGGGCGCAGTGGGGGCCGTGGGGGAAACCGGGCCTGGGGCCTGACCGGGATAGGCGTTAGAAGGGAACGCAGAGGTTGGGCCAGCCATCGGTGCAGCCGGGGCGCCGGTCGGGGCAGTGCTCGCATATCCCGCCCCCTGGGTAGGGTTTGCCGGGTTAGAAGGGGCGGCAGCGGGGCCAGTCATGGAGGCAGCCGGGGCAGGAACGCCCGTGGGCTGGGCAGTCGCGGGAGCAGCCGGAGCGCCCGTGGGCACGACAGTCTGCCCCGGAGTAGGGTTTACGCTGGGAATGGCCGCCGGTGCGTGGCTGTACGCAATCGCATCGGCGAGACGGTTGATAGCGTTGGTGAGGCCGGGGGCCTCGATGGTCAACTTAGCTTCAAACATTTTTTGTCCTCCTCAGTTGTGGTTAGTGGAAAGAGTTTTCGCGGTTGTCACCGGCGCTGAAGTAGAGATACTCGGACAAGGGCTCGCAGCCGTTGTCATACCAGTCGTTCAATGTCTGCTCGGCGATGGCTAAGTCGTTCTCCGACACCGGGCGGGACTGATGCCAGTAACCGTTGAACTGATTTTCTGCGGACACAACCTCGATGACGGTGGTGCCTCCGAAGTGCCCATCGCTCACGCGATTGAGTAGCACTTCGCACACCTTCCGCTTGTCGTCCTCCTTGTCGTCATAGCACTCCCCGGCGAGGGTCAGCGCCATCGCCTGAAGGTCTTCCTCAGACCAGAGCGGCGCACTACTCGGGGTGGGCGCCGGCGTGTACTCGACCATCTGGAAGGACTCAACGGGTTTTGAAATCGTCGGGCTCTCCACAGAAATCTCCTGCGGCTGGTGGTAGCACCCGGAAAACAGCAGTAACGCTATCAGGGTGGGGACTACCAGCCTTTTTTGTGGAACGTGTACCATGTCAGTAATTCGCTCAATTAGAGCAAAACACTTTAAGTCGGAGGTAAAGAAAATGAAAAATGAAACCATTCAGATGCTGAAGATCGCGCTGGCCGGCTTTATTGAGGAGCTGATCCAGTCGGAGAACGGCATCGGTGAGGACGACGCCAAGTACATAGCGGCTGAACAGGAGCGCATCCGCCAGATGCAGCTTGCCTGAAGTCGAAACGCCCACTCGGGCGTCCGCCGGAGATTGACCACCCGGCGCTGATGAGACAGGTCAAAAATCAAAAGGAGGACAATCAAGATGGCAGAACTCAAACAGAGCCGGTGGGTGAAAATCCATGAGCCGGGGAACGCGAATTTCGATGAGAAGGACAACATCATGGACATCGTGATTGGGAGCAACCGCTGCCAAGCTGAAGCAACTTTCACGGTGCGGAGTTTCCGCAAGGCGGCCTACTGGCTGCTGAAGTACCTCGAAGCCGCCGACGCGCTCCAGGTCATCGCTACCGCCGCCGACAGCATCAACACCCAGGCCGCCGGGGCCACGAAGGAGGACGACACGGTTACGGTGGCCGGCGAGGGCTGGACCTGCGAGATTGAGCGGATGAACCAGGGCGTGTTCAAGGTCCACATGAGCTGGGCCGTTTCGGAGCCCGTCACGGTGAAGCGGCCCGCAAGCCGCAAGAAGACGGCGGCCACCAAGAAATCCACCGGCAGGGGCCGGAGAAATAAGAAAGCCGAGGACGCCGCGTAAAGCGGCGCCCCCGGCCCAACACAAGGAGGACAAGTTTAGTGAGATTGCATTTGGAAGTCAAGCGATACCACGAGTTCTTTTGGCTGCGGAGCATCCAGCAAGTGAACATCTACCGCTGTTGCGCGGAGTGCTTCATCGGCCAGAAGGATAACCGGGTTTATTACGGCACCCTGCACCAGCCCACGGCGGACATTGACATCGACGTTCACGACGATCCCAAAGCTGTGGCCTACTACCTCTGCGGCCTGAGCGCCGGTTTCAACTGGCACCAGAATACGCACGTCGCCTTCGTTCCCGCTCCGGGTGAGACGGTCGTGGTGGACAACCCCAATATCCACCTGACGATCACGGATGCGCGGCGCATCGAGTTCGAGAGCTACAAGCCGAACCCGCCCGGATTCTTCTCCAAGCGGCAGCGGACGTGCCGCAACTGGATTTTCGCAAACTTCATCAATGACGGTATGCTGAGGAGGAAAAAGTGATGGTTGACATCGAAAAAGTTATCGAGCAGTCGGAGGAAAACATCCGGCAAGCCCTGGAGGACTATGCGCGGCACTCTACGGAGACTACGGTGATGGACGATGCTTCGGATGCGTTCATCAAGCGGCTGGCGAAGGACAACGCCTACGCCAAGCGGGAGCTCCGCGAGTTGTTCAGCCAGTCCCCTGTGTACGACAGCAAGCTGGACGCGCTGGTTATCAACGGCACCCGCACCCACGACCCCGACCCGGAGCGGATCATCGCGCTCGGGCGGGACATTCTGGTGAATGCTCTTGGCGTCCATGAGGACCTCGATGGCCTGAATTTTACCGGGGACATCCTGTATTTCTTTGCGGGGCGCTGGTACGCAGATGAGGAGCACGACAGGTATATCGCGCAAATTAACCGTGTCGCTCCCAAAGCCTACAAGGAGGGTCGCAAGCCGAGCCGGATTTTCAAGCAAGTTTGTCAGGCCCTGGGCGTTGCGGATGAGACTGCTGGCAGTGATTTTCAGCGGCTCTACGCGCAGTTTGCGGACGAGCTGACCGCCAAGAAAATCGGGTTCAAGTTGTACGTTTCGCTCAACCCCGGTCACTTCATCACGATGAGCAATCCGAAGTGGGACCGGCGGGGCAACACGCTGACGAGCTGCCACAGTTTTAATTCGACGGAGTACCGCTACAACAACGGCTGCACGGGCTATGCCCGGGATAAATGGTCGTTCATCGTTTTCACGGCGGCTGATCCGTCAGACCCGGAAACGCTGAATAACCGCAAGACCACCCGGCAGATTTTCGCGTATATGCCGGGGAACGGCGTTCTGTTGCAGAGCCGCCTCTACAACACCTCCGGCGGAACGACAGGGGCACAGGCGGATTCAAAGCTGTACCGCGATCTGGTCCAGCGCGAGATTTCCATGCTCGAAGATGCGGCGAACTTGTGGCGCACATTCCGGTGCGTGGACGAGGATGACCGTCTTGAAGAAGACTATGTGTGTACTGGCTACGGCTTCGGCGGGTACGAGGACTGGATTTATCGGGATTTCCACGCGCACATCAGCGTCCGGTCTGACCACGACAAGGAGGACAAGTTCAAGCGGCTGGAAATCGGCACCTACGGCCTCTGCGTGTGCTGTGCGGAGGAAACCAGTGACGGCGTTTACTGCGAGGATTGCAAGGACGGTGCCGGTCGGGAGGAGTGCGACGAGTGCGGAGGCTACTTCCATTCGGGTGATCTCTACACAGTCCGCAACAGCCGAGGGACTGAAATCCAGGTCTGCGAGGATTGCCGCGACCGCTACTATACGCTGTGTGAGGAGTGCGGCGAGTGGTTCCACAACGATGTCATAGTAAGAGCCGCTAACGGCAGATATGTTTGCCGTGATTGCCTGCACGAGTATTACTCCGCGTGTGATGAGTGCGGAGATTATGAGCGGGACGATGAAATCTACTATGTCATCAATGAGGACGGCGAGGAAATCAAAGTCTGTGAACGCTGCCGCAATCAGCACTATACCGTCTGCGCTAAGTGCGGGCAGTACCACCACGATAGCACGTTTGTGGATGCCAATACTGCTGACGGGCACAGCATCGCAATCTGCCAGCAGTGTGCCGCGAAGCATTTCGCGGAGTGCAGGCAGTGCGGAGAGCTTTATGAGAGTTCTATCCTGGAAGACGGCCTCTGCCCGGACTGTGCCACTACGACGCCCACTTCGGAGGGCGAGGTTGTGGACGAGAATAACGACAATGAAATGGAGGTGCCGGCATGAATCGGCTTGAAGATTTTGTGATGCCTTCGCAGAAAGTTCTTTACACCAAGTTGCGGCGGATGTTCAAGGGAAGTGCGCTGTCCAGCAAGGGGAGCTACATCTTGGTTCCTGGCGACGCGCCGATTATGCTCATCGCTCACATGGACACGGTTCACAAAGAGAGCGTGAAGCAGATTTGCAAGACGCAGAACGGCAATATCCTGATGTCCCCCCAGGGCATCGGCGGGGATGACCGCTGCGGCGTGTTCGCGTTGGTGAAGGCTCACAAGGCCGCCGACATCAGCAAGAAGCCCTGGCTCCTGTTCACCTGTGACGAGGAGATCGGCGGTGTCGGTGCGGAGAAATTCTGCGAGCACCACCGCAAGGGCAAGCTGCCCAAAGAACTGGACGGGCTGAAGCTGCTCGTGGAGATCGACCGCAAGGGCGAGAAGGATGCTGTCTACTACGAGTGCGGCAACGAGGAGTTCGAGGAGTATATCACCAGCAAGGGCTTCGAGACGGAGTACGGTTCGTTCAGCGACATCTCCGTTATCGCCCCGGAGCTGGGCGTGGCGGCGGTGAATCTCTCCTCCGGTTACTACAACGCCCACACGCTCCATGAGTATATCAACCGGGCCCATCTCAACGCCACCATCGAGAAGGTCATCGAGATTGTGGCGGACGCCTCCGCAGAGGATTTCCCGAAATATGAGTACGTCAATGCCTGGGATGATGACCGGGGCTGGGACATCGGCTGGGGCCGTGGGAGCTGGGGCGGCACACTGCGCCGCCGGTACACCTCCACGGTCAGAGATGTCCCAGATGACATCCGCGAGGAGTACGAGGAGCTGCTGGATTTTTACTCCCCCGTTGAGCTGGATATGCTCCGGGAGGAGCACGGTGACAGCATCATCCACACGCTTTACAAGGATGAGATGGGCTACTCCCGCGCGGACTATGACCTGTGGATGAGCTGCGACGAGGACTGCTCGGAGTGCAACAACATCATGCGCTGCCCCCGGTTCAACGGGGGGGGGGAGCATGGCGATAAAGTGAGCAATCCCACCTGACCACCAAACGGCCCGCCCCGGAGGTTACGAAGGCAGAAAGGATTTGACGTGGAAAAAATGACCTATGCAGAGCTGGCTGCGAAGTTCCGTGACCATGAGAGTGCCAATCCCGATACGCATTTGGTGGGCTTCATCGTGTTCACTGAGGACAGCTTCGACAAGCTCTACTCGCTGGAGGCCCGCACCTACCGGGTGTCTTCTGATAACAAGGCGTACCGGCCCAACATGAGCGGCTACAGCATCTTCGGCTGGGCCATTGACGGCTCTGATCCCGGCGTCCGCTTGGAGGCGTACATGGCTGCTGAGAAGGGCGGAGCCAACGGCTGGAAAGTGGACTACTGCTACATGAAGGAGGGGTCGTGATGGGCTTCTTCTCCGTCGGCGATCAGGTGAAGATCAAGCCCAAGTCTCACTACCACGGGAGATTCGCCGGTGAGTTCGGCGAAATCGTCCGGCAGTACGAAGACAATGTGGCCGTAAAAATCGAGGGCCGCGCCAATCCCCGGAGCCAGTACGGAGCTTACTGGTTCAACGAAAACGAAATTGAATTTATCGAAAGTGAGGAAATTTGTATGTACGGAAACTATGTCACCGCGAATATCGCGTTCCTCGACGGGACGAACACCGACAAGACCTATCACTACGCGCTCTACGACAACACCATCCAGCCGGAGGACATTGTGGTTGTCCAGACGGGCCACCACGGTTTGGCTGTTGCCCGCGTGGTGTCCCTCGGCGAGCCCAACGGGCCGGTGTCCCACGGGCGGGAGGTCGTCTGCAAGGTGGACATGACAGCCTACGAGGAGCGTAAGGCCCGGGCGGCCCAGCTTGTCGAGCTCAAAGCCCGCATGGACAATAAGGTTCAGCAGTTGCAGAAGGCGGCGGTCTACGAGATGCTGGCCGAGAAAGACCCGGAGCTGGCGGCCATGCTCCAGACTTACAAGTCCCTCCTGGGCCAGTGAGCCGAAACGCCCCGCTTGGGGCGTCGCCGGGAGCTGCCCTACCCGGCCTGACGATGGCAGGGCAATTCTGAACAGGAGGACAAGTACATGAATATCAGCATGGAGGAAAAGAAAATCGAAGCGATTGCCCGGATGAAGAAGCTGGGCATCTTCCCGCAGACGATCAAGCAGTTCGAGGACGAGGGCTACGTCAGCATCAGCGAGCCGCCGTTCGGGGCGTTCTACTGGGCTGAGGGCGAGGACTTGGAGCGCATCCGGCAGTTCGAGCAGGAGCACAATGCGCTGGTCTATGTGGTCATCCGTAGCTACACCAACATCGGCAAGATGGACAGTATGCTGTTCGTCAGTGACTACCCCGAGGAGTGGCAGATGGATCGGGATGACGTGGCTGGTGATATTGCGAACTGGCAGCAGATGGCCTACGTCTACAACCACGACGCCCCGGACTGCTCTGAGCTGGGCGCCATCGGCATCGCGCCGACTGCGGCTGCCGGCCTGTGCCGGACGTGGTGAGAGGAGGCGTGAGATATGAGAATCGTTTATGATGACGCCAAACAGCCCGAGCTGGTAAAGGCTGTCGAGGAGTTTATGGATGTTCTCGATGTGAGGCAGTTCGTCTCGTATGAGTGGGGAACGGATCGTGTGCAGCGGCACACGCTGCGGGCGAGCTTGAATCAGTTCCTCGGTTCTCGGGGCCTGAGCATTGGCGCTACGGTGAAACACGCGCACGGCATCGGCAATAACTGCCAGTACCCGGTGTACTACCACCCGGCTGACGCCGATGAGCTCCAGCAGTGTGGGAGCATCAATCTCAATCAGGGCCTATACGGAGAGTGCTATGTGAGCTGCGTTGATTACAACGACGTCCGGGTTGGCCCGGTCTATGAAATTCGGGCCCGCTGGGGCGTCAGGAAGGAGGTGTGAGCTATGGATTACGGCATTTATCCGCTGACTGTCGTGGCTGACAGATACCAGGGCTGCTATTCGGGCGGCAAGTGGACGGCGTGGAATATGTACCCCGATAATATTCCGTATGGCCCTTTCGGGGATGACACAAGCTGTCTGGAGTTTTGGGACTGCGACCACACGTTCCCTGTGGGCGTAGGTGATACGCCTGATGAAGCCATTCAGAACCTCAAAGAACAGATGGAGGGCTGAACTGTGAAATTCCTTTTTGATTCCCACGGCGGGGATAGCGAGCTGAACGCTCGAACAGGGCAGCGCGTAATGGTGCTGCGGGCCTTGACTGAACAGGAAGCTGACATCTTCGATGACGGCAAGATGTTCCATATCCGTTTTGAGGATGGATTTGAAACGGACGCTTTTGCTGACGAGCTCACGCTGGATGAAATCACCCCACTTGAAGGTCAGATGTTTGTGGCGGATGAGATCACCCCGTTCACGGAGCAGCAGTGGCAGGAGCTGCTTTCCCGCTGGGGCAAGGCGGCTCCCCGGTGGTTCGCTGTAACCCGTTGGGCTATCGAGGATGTCGTAGCTGCTGCCGAGGAGCAGGGCATCACACTGACAGAGAATCAGGCCCGTGCATGGTGGCAACGGAATGAGAGCCGGTTCCAAAATCTGCTCGTTGAGCAGGGCAACGCGCTCTTGGCCGAGATGGACTTCAACGAATAAATTCTGCCTGATGAGAGCTGGGTGGTGCCCAGCCGAAACCCGCTTCGGCGGGTCGCAGAAAACCGACTAAGAGTGCTATTTCAAGAAAATTTTTCTGAAAAAAGATTGACAAATAAGCCTAAAAGTCGTATAATAGGACTATGGAGAACAACAAAAGCCCGATGACTTTAGGCGGTAAACGAAAATGAAAACTATTGAGGAAATGAACTACAACGAGCTCAAAGAGGAAATCAAATACATCGTCAGTCTGATGGATGATGACGCGCAGGCGCAGCACAACGCGGCCTACCTCGCCAACCTGACTGAAGCCTTTGCGAAGAAAGCTATCGAGCAGTGATAAGCCGAAACGCCCCGAGTGGGCGTCCGTCGGGGATCGCCTCCCGGCGCTGAAGATGGCAGGCGAGAAAGGAGCAAAACTGTGGCAACGATAAAATTTCCCGTTCACATCGAGATGGATGTGGACCTGACCCAGCAGGACATTGACGACATCATGGTTACAGCCCTGGAGGGCGGCATCACTGCTTGGTGCGGATGTGCTGAGGTCGTAGGTGAGATGCTCGGCGGCTATGCCAGTGAGCAGATTTCTCGTGGCGGTTCTCTGATTCTACACGACGCTGAGAGCTCCGACAAATGGGAGTTAACGCTGGAGAAGTTCCTGAAAGGCATGAAGCTCTATTATGAGCAAGCTCTGTCAGCGGAGTTTGCCGGTGAGGACATTGATCCTTCTGACTTCGACGCTGATGCTGTTGACTGCATTATCCAGTTCGCCCTGTTTGGAAAGCTGGTGTTCGGATGAGCGAGCTGAGGTATCAGGCCGTTACAGTTGCCAACAGGCTGAACCAAGAGAACCGCATCGACTACGGTGATTACTCAACTCTCATGGACGGGTTGGAGGAAATCGACACTCTGCGGGAGCGGGATAAAATCCTGGAGGACCTGTGGGCGGAGTTCGGTGATATCCCGATGAATCCCGAGACGGAGTGTATGGAACAGTCGTTCTTTGGCTTTCCAGTGGGCACCCACAGAGAGGATATTTGGCACTGGTTTGACGAGCGGCACAGCAAGGGCGTTGCCTACCTGCTGTACGGCGTCGATGCGCGGGCCGCAAGCGAGAAGCCGACGCCGGAGGTGTCGGCTATTACTTTACGGGCAGAGACGCCCTTGGGCGCGATCATCGCCCGCTCGGCCACCGACCCGAACCATCCCGGCATTTACATCGACCTCCGCCGGGGCGTTGATGACCCGGATATGCCACTGGTGTTGGTAGAGTTTGCGGCAGACGAGGCCGACCTGCCGGAAACCCTCATCACCCGCGTTTGGGGTGACGCTACGCAGGAGGACTATACCACCCGAGTGGATCACCAGAACGTCGAGCAATATTTTACAACGGAGGAGGTGCCGTGATGAGCCGGCGTAAGAAAAACCGGCGGAGAAACACTCCGCCGGTCAAGTTCTGTGACCCCGGTATGTGCGACTGCTGCCAGTACATCGGCGAAGGCGATTTCCTTTGCGACAAGTATATGGAGATCGTCGTGTCGGACTGGACGCCCACTGAGAATTACCTGATGTGTGGAGGTGATAATCGTGACTGAGCAGAACCGCTGGGAGGGCCTGTTCGACGAGTTCCTTGATGTTATCGAGTTCCGGCTGGTTCGCTATCCCACTGGCTGGGGCGTGGTGGATCGCCAGGGTGCGAACCTCGGCGGCATCGAGCGGGACCGCTTTGAGAACGCCAAGAGCCTGATCGACCGGCTGGATGTTTACATTCAGGACTATTTCATCGCTGACATCGCTGAGGATGCGGAGTGCGACAGCTACAATGGCTGGGAGGAGCTGCTGACGTTTGCCCGGACCAACATGGCTGAGGAGGATCAGGAGCGGTATTGCTTCGAGCTGGATGTGCTGGAGATGCTCTGTCGGCACCCCGACGAAATCAATTTGGCAAACTGCCAATTCACAGAGGAGGCTGATTAAAAATGCTGCGAAAAGGAATGACCATCCGGGAGGCCACTGAGCACTGGGTCAATCAGTTCAATGCCATTCCGACCGGAATGATCGAAAAGCTGATGCGGTATGATCCCGCTGGTTGGCGGGAAATTACGCTGCCGAGCTACGGCGACCGAGTGCGGTTGCATCGTCGCCATAAGGGCCATGATGAGGGCGAGATTCGGGGCTTCGATGGTCGGGACTACAACATCTGGCTGAGTGACATCGCCAGCACCCCGGCTTTTGAGAATGAGTTCGATGTGATCCGCGATGATCCGGTCCCGATGTGGGGAACGATGTGGTCGTTTGGGGAGCGCCCGGACGATGATTGGCTGGCGGGTCCTGGGGCCCTTCGTGCGATGTCGAACTGCGGTTTTCGCATTTTTGAATCGGACGAGTTTGGCTACTTCTTTGGCATCGACGGAGCTGGGTACGATTTCTACGAGGAACACTGGGTTCCGCTTTACAAAGCTCGTGGGTTAGAATGGCACGACCCCGCAACTGAAAAGGTGGTGGGATGATGACAAAGGCGGAATACATGGCAAAAATCGCGGCTATGGAGCCGCTCACTGATGAGGAACGCAAGAACGTCACTTGCGCTCTCCTCGGGCACAGCCACATCACTACCGGATGCTGGGGTTACGTCTACTGCGCCCGCTGTGGTGAGCAGTTGGGTGACTGCATTGGCGGGTGTTTCTATGACCCTCTGGAAGTGCGGGTAGGCCACAACTGCCCGACTTGCCGAGCCAACTACAAAAAGTTAGGGTGGAAGGACAAAGTGCTCACGCCTGACCCATTTACTGAGCCGGGAGAGGGGGCAGACTGATGGACAAGCTCATCCTCACCCGTGATGATGTCAATGCTTTGATTGCGTGGCGTGACGAGCATAAGGCGGAGGTGCGAAGCCACCCCGCCTCGCTCCGGGCGCTGGAAATTGTGGCCCCCGAGGTAGGCTGGTCAGTCAAAGGCATCCGAGATGGCGGCGAACTGCGGCTTCACGCCAATCGGGACGGGCAGAGCCTCGGCTGCTGTGAGTTCGTTCGGATGCCGAACGGCTTTTGGGCGTCCACGAAGAATCGGATGCGGGTGAGCCAAGAGCACTTGCAATCTCTGCTCAGTATCTACTGCGTAGTGATGGCGGTCATGGCCTACGGATGGCAGAAACCGGCTGAGGGCGAGCAGAAGGAAAAAACCGGTCGTAAGCCCGTTCAGAAGGCCAAAAAACAGGCCAAGCTGAAGGCTGAGAAATCTATCACCTACATTCTTCGGCGGGCTAACGGCGTAATCATGGCGGCGCCTCGGGGCTCTCATGCAAGTCCGCGCGGCGAGTTTACTGTGCGGGGCCACTACCGGCACTACGCCAGCGGCAAAGTAGTATGGATCGCTGAATACCAGAAGGGCACCGGCAAGAAAAAGAAATCCAAAATCTACAAGATGGGAGGAAAGAAAAGTGCAGTTGACCAAGGATGATAAGTTTGAGGCCAGCATGGCGATGTGCCGGGGCGGTACTTTTGAGCGGGAAGGCGTGGTACTCTCTAAGCTCAACGGCGAGTATTGCGTACAGAGAACCACCGGCCCCATGAGCTACAAGAACCGCGTCACTACCCACGACTGGGACGATGCGCTCACCCTCTTTGAGCGGTTTACCGGGCCGAAACCAATACTGTCGGAGTACAGTGTTCGGATTGTTATGTCAGAGCTGACCATCATCGCTGAATCTGCCGAGCGGGCAGAGGAGATTGCGATGGAGATTTACGAGGGCGACGCCCGTACCCACCTCGACCACAGTTTATTCGTTGAGGCTTGCGAGGTAGATGACCGGGGGCCGTCCGATGAGGACGAGGAAACGGAGGTGTGAATTGTGGAAGAACGAAGACTGTGGATGCGGCTGGGTGTGAGCTTCAGCATCACTGAGGCAGAGGAAGCTGTCATCTTCGGTGAGGACACGGCCAAAGCGGAGGAACTGCTGCGGCGTCTCGTGGCCGAGGATCGGTTCGTGGTGGATGGTGACACCTACATCCCCAGCGTGACAGTGGAGGAGTACAACGAGAAATATGGCACCGATTACGAGGTCGGCGATACCGAGTTCGACCTGTGATGGAGGGCAGCCAGATGGAAGATTTAGTCCTGTTTCTGTTCTACATGACCGGGTTCAATGTGGTGCTCCTGATTAACTGCCTTATCGCGGACTATGTTCTCCCGCATATCCCGTTTGTTGAGCGGTATCTGGACAGTCTGCCTGACTGGGACGAAAACTGAGAGGAGGAAACAACAGTGATTGAAGAAATCCGAAAGAACATCAAGGAGCAGCTTTTGGCAGTGCGTGACACCGGCGAAACCAATATGTTTGACGCCAACGCTGTTCAGTGCATCGCCAGCCGGATGGGGTTCCATGAGTTGGTTGTATTCATCGAGGAATACCGGCAGGCGTACCTCAACGCCATCTACACCGGCAAGCTGCCGTGGGAAAAGGAGGAGAGCTTAGATGACTAAACAGGCTGTGGACAAGCTCTGCGAGAGTGTCTACGACATTTCCTGTATGGCCCAGCATCTGGTAGAGCAGCATCAAATCGAAGTCGAAAATTCTCGTGAGCTTTTCGATTCTATCCTTTACTGGGCCCGGGAGTTTGAAACTGCGCATCAGCACGAGTGGGGCGACGATGAACACGGTGATTATATCGACACCATCGACGGGTTTGCAGAGGAAAAACTGCGTCAGACTTATGGCGTTGAGCAAGGGAGGTAGGATTGTGGATAAGAAAGAAATCCTGCGCGTATTGTGCACTGACGGCTATCACGATGCTGCACAACTGATTGAACAGCTACAGAACTCTATCAATCAAGAGGCTGAGTTGAAGTACATGAAGCAGTTTGCCTTCGAGAGCTGTTTTGATGCGGACGTTTGCCGCGACCAGCTTCGGAGCTTGTGGACAGCCTACTGTTTCCACCACAGCCTTGACGTGGACACGGCAGATTACGACGCTGATCTGCGAGTTCTGTGGGAGGCCGTTGCGGAGGTCGAACGTGAAACAGCGGACTGGTCGGACTTTGACAGCTTCGACCGATTTATGTGCAAGGAGCTGGTCTGATGTACGTTTTGTCCTGCTCCGGCTGTAACATCGAATACCACTTCCGCAGAAAGAAATACCTGCAAAACTTTGAGCGCATCTGCCCCACCTGTGGGCAGTACCTGAGCTGTGTTCCAATCCCTCGTTATACGCTCACACCGCCACCCGAGTTGCGGAAAGTGGCTCGGGCGGTCACAGTAGTCGAAATTGGGAGGAGAAAAATCAGATGAGCAACTTTACCAGAGGTGACATTTACTACGTCGATGCCTACCCCGTGGTGGGCCATGAGCAGCAGCCGGGACGGCCGGCGGTCATCGTTTCCAACGATAAGAACAACGAGCACAGCTCTGTGCTGGAGATGGTCTACCTCACCACTGCCGCCAAGACCAGCCTGCCGACGCACGTTACCATCCGCAGCGCCCCGAGGGTGTCCACGGTTCTCTGCGAGCAAGTACATAGCGTTGACACGAGCCGCGTGAAGGACTACTGCGGCCGCTGCACCGAGCAGGAGCTGCAAGCCATCGACACGGCCCTGCTGATTTCCCTGGGGCTGAATATGGGGGGGGGGTTCTCCCGAACCGCAGCCGGTCGAACAAGAACCCGTCGTACCGTCCGGTGATGCTGCCGAGCTGATCGCCGTGAAAGCCCAGCTCGATCTCATGCGGCAGATGTACGACGAGCTGCTCCAGCGCAAAGTCAGATGCGACTTTGAGTAGTCTTTCAGAAAAATTTTTCAGAAAAACCTTGCATTTTGGGCTTGAAAGTGCTATAATAAGAATGAAAAGACCAAAAACAGCCCGATTGGAGGTGAAAAGATGACCTGCGGAAAATGCAAACACTGCGTCCCGCTGAACGTGTGCGGCGGAGATTGCCAGTGCAAAGCGAAGTCGGACAGCGACCTCACTTTTGAGGTTTCTCAGGACGACGACATCCGGTTCTACGGCGATCAGGATGGGCAGCCCTGCCCGGACTTCGCGGAGAAGCTGGACTGAGCGGGTTGATATAGGCAAATCGGGCTAACCATCTTTGCCAGCCCATTTATGAAGAGTGGTTCGCGGAAGCCGTCGCAAAGGGAAGAATCCCCGCGCCCGGCTTTTTTGCTGACCCGATCATTCGCAAAGCATACACGGCGGCGGAGTGGAACGGACCGGCGCAAGGGCTTTTGAATCCGGTTCAGGAAGTGGAAGCGGCGGAAAAACGGGTTGTAAACGGCTTTTCTACCCGCGACCGTGAAGCTATGGAAATGAACGGGTCCGACTTCTACCGGAACGCCGCGCAAAGGAAGCGGGAAGAAAAATTGTTAAGGGAGGTAAACGAAGATGGCGGACAAAAACCCGGCGCAGAAAAAGCCGGTCAATAAGCACTTTTGGACATTCCGGGCCGCGGCGGAGGAAAGCGCCGCCCCGGAATTGATTCTTTACGGCGACATTGCTTCCGAAACGTGGTGGGGCGACGAAGTAACCCCGCGGCAGTTTTCGGACGAACTGAACGCGCTGGGCGCGGTTGCTGAAATCGTCGTAAGAATCAACAGCGGCGGCGGCGACGTGTTCGCGGCAAACGCTATTTATACCCGGTTGAAAGACAATAAAGCGAAAATCACGGTCAAGATCGACGGCTGGGCCGGGTCCGCCGCAACAATTATTGCAATGGCGGGCGACGTGATCGAGATTCCGGGCAACGGCGTTTTTATGGTCCATGACCCCAAAATGGGCGCAATGGGCTATTTCAGCGCGGAGGACTTCAAAAAGGCCGCGGCGGAACTGGAAGTGATTAAACAATCTATCGTGAACGGTTACGCCCTGAAAACGGGCAAATCGGCGGAGGAAATTTCCGCGATCATGTCGGCGGAAACATGGTACGACGGAAAACAGGCCGTTGACGCGGGCTTTTGCGACAAGCTTATGTTTGAGGACGCACAAACGACCGTCGAAAACATGGGAAAGGTTATTGTGAACAGCGTTTCGATGGACCTTGACCGATTCCCGAATTTATCTGTTTCGTTGTTAAACCGTCTGACGGCCCGCACGTCCGGCGGTTTTTCAAATACCCCCACCACACAAAAAATCACCGAAAAGGAGCGAAAGACTATGGGACCCGAAAACAAGGAAATCAAGACCCCCGCGGACCTGAAAGCGGCTTTTCCCGGTTTGGTACAGCAGATCGAGGACGCGGCGACAGCCGCGGAGCGCAAGCGGATTCAGGACATTGAGGGCGTGGCGCTTGCGGGCTTTGAAAAGATCGTGAACGCCGCAAAGTTTGACAATCCCGTTTCTGCCGGGGACGTTGCAACACAGATTGTCGCGGCGCAGAAACAGCAGGCCGCGGGCTATATCGCCGCCCGGAACGACGACGCGCAGAACAGCGGCGCGGGCGACGTGGGAACGGGCAAGATCGAGGGCGCGGCAGGCGTCGGCGGTCAAAGCGAGATCGACGCGGCGATTGACCGACTCTACCCCGAAACGAAGTAAGGAGGAAAACGACCATGTATGAAATCAAGCGCGACGAACTGACCCGCAAGAATTTCTTTGCGGGTGACTTCCCCATTGCAAAGGAAGTGGGAGAGGTTGCCGACGGCGAAACCGTGCGGCAGTACGCCCCGGTTATCAAGACCGCCGACGGGTTCAAGGAAGCGACAGCGGACGGGATGGGCGACCTGTACGGAATCGCCGCGGACGATTCCACAGACGGCGGCGTTGTCTGTATGCTGACCGGCGAATTTTTCGCCGACGGGCTGACCTTGCCGGATGGCGTGACGGTAGAAGCCCTGAAACCCGCTTTCCGCAAGCTGGGAATCTTTTTGAAGTAAAAAGGGAGGAAATGAAAAAATGGCTATTGACACCGATATTTACACCCCACGCACATTAGGGACGTTGGTTCGCCGGTTGCCCCCGGTCCGGACGTTCTTTCTGGACACATTCTTTCGGAAGAAAAGGACGTTTGACACGAAGAGCGTCGAAGTTGATTTCAAAAAGGGCGGGCGCGCCCTTGCCCCGTTTGTTCACCCGAAAGTGGGCGGCAAGACCATTCCGAACGCGGGCTATCAGACTGTAAGTTATACCCCGGCGCTGGTTGCCCCGAACAAAATTACCACCGTGGACGATCTGCTGGAGCGCGCGCCGGGCGAAAACCCATATAGCGGCAGAAAACCCGCCGACCGCGCTATTGAGAAGTTGGCGGAGGATTTGAAAGAACTGAAAGAGATGATTGTGCGCCGCCGGGAGTGGATGGCGGCAACCGCAATTTTCACCGGGCAGATTCCTATTATCGGCGAGGGCCTGAACGAAGTGATCGACTTTGAGTTTGAGAACGTCGAAACCATCGTGACGGACGCGCTGAAATGGTCCGCCCCCACGTCCCACCCGATGGCGGACATTGAGCGATGGCGCAAAAAGGTTCAGAAAACCGGGTTCGTGAACTGTAATATTTGTATCATGGCAAGCGACGTTTCCGCGGCCTTTATCAACCACCCGGAGGTCAAGGAACTTCTGGACGTGGATGGTTACGACCTTGCGGCAATCAAGCCGCGGGAACTGCCCGACGGGTCCACCTACATCGGAACTATTCGGAAATTGGCGCTGGATATTTACGAATACAACGAATGGTATCTTGACGACTGGACCAATCCCGAAGCCCCGGACGAATACCCGCTTGTTCCTGACGGAGCGCTGGCGCTTTTGTCCACGCGGGCGGACTACTCCGAGTATTACGGCGGAATCACTTTGATTCCCGAAGAGGGGAAAAAGTTTATCACAGTAGAGGGCGATATGGTCCCGCAGTCATGGGTGGAGCGCCGCCCGGACCGCCGCTTTTTGCAGATCAACAGCAAACCACTTCCCGTTCCCCATGAGGTCAACAGTTGGTTTGTCGCCCACGTCCTGTAATGCGGAATTTCAAAGCACAGGCCGAGCGGGATTTGCTGGCAGTATTCCACAACACCGCAGAACACGCGGACGAACTGGAATTCTGGATTGACGGGACCCGTTACAAAGGGCCGGTCATCATCGACGATGGCGGCGCGCAAGACCGGTCGAGGCCGTCCACCGATCATGTGGACGGCCTGACCCTTGTTGATCTTGTCATGTATGTTCCCCTTTCTGTCCTGAACCAGATTCCGAAACGCGGGTTGAACGTGGAGATCGACGGCGACCTTTACGAGATCAGAAAGGTTCACCCGGAAGCCGGGGACATTGTTTTGTATTTGGAGAGGTTGACCGAATGATTCAGATTACAAACGAACAGATCGAGCGGGTGAACCTGATTCTTTCCGGCATACCGGGCGGCGCGCAAAAGGCTTTTTCAAGCGCTGTCCGCCGGGTGAACAGCGCGGTTAAAACCGAAACCGTCCGGCAGATCACCGGCGTTTATGCCATTTCCGCGCAGAACGTCCGGGCCGGGGCGAACATTCGCACACAGGTTCAGAAAGCGGACAGCGGCGTTTGCGGGACCGTAACTTTTGCGGGCTACAAATTGCCGCTGTACCGCTTTAATGTTTCGCCCACGTTGCCGATTCAGCGGGCGGAAGTGAAAGCGGCGGTTATGCGCGGAAACGGACAAACCCCGTTCGCACACGCTTTTATTGCCCGCATGAAGAGCGGACACACCGGAATGTTTGAGCGCGACACAAGCCGTTCTTTCCCGGTATCTGAATTCATGGCACAGTCAACCGCACAAATGGCGGGAAATGAGGAAGTGCTGGAACAGGTATCGGAAAAGGCCGCGGAAACCATGAACAAGCGGCTTGAACACGAAATCACCCGGATTCTGAACGGCTACGGAGGGTAAACAATGACACCTTTAGACCTTTTGGACGCGCTGAAAGCTTACATCGAGAACGAAATCAAGGACCTTGTTTTGCCGACGCGGGTTGATCGAAAGAGCGGCAAAACCCCGGAACGCCCGGCGGAGGTCCACGAATTGGCGCTTCCAGATAAAAAATCGGAAACGGAACGGATTCCCTACGTTCTTTTGAAGTTTTTAACCGGCAAGGACGATCAGGAGCCGGGGGAACCCCTTGAAAGCGAATGCAAGATTCGGATTGTCGCCGCGGTCTATTCGGAGAATAAGGCAGAGGGCGAAAAACACCTTTTGAATCTGCTTACCCGGATTCGCCTTGCCTTTTTACGCGACGGGAGCGTTGCCGACCGGTATTTGCTGAAACCGCCACTTGAAATGATCGTGTATCAGGACAACACCGCCCCTTATTTTTTGGGGGAAATGGTGATGGGCTGGACATTGCCGCCGGTCTATCTGGAACCGCCCTTTGCCGCGGACTACAACGGGAACACACCAACGATTGAAAGTGAGGTAGAAAACAAATGGTAGAATTCAAAACCGGCATGACGAAAGCGGAGTTGCTGGAGATTGCCACCGAAAACGGGATTCCCGCCGACGACAGCATGACGAAAGCGGCGATCATTGACGCGCTGAACGCCTATAACGCGCAGACCCCCGCAGGACAGCCCACAGCGCCCGCAGGAAGCGCCGCGGACGGCGGCGGGGGTAACGATACCACCGGCGGCGAGAACGGCGCAGAGAGCGCCACAGAGGGCGGAGAGGACCCCGCCGGGAGCGGGGCCGACGGCGGCGGCGGAACGACCGCAGAGGAAGCCACAGAGGGCGCAGGAAGAGGGGAAGAGGGCGGGGAGGATAACAGCACCACCCCCGGCGAAAAGCCCGCAGAACAGCCCGCAGAGGACGCGGAGGGCTACGACACGTTCGTTTATGTCGGCCCGTCCATTCCCCGCGGGCGGCTGAAAGAAAACGCCGTGTTCCGCGGGACGCTTTCGGACGTGCTGGCGTATTTGGCGGACGCGGTGGAGCAGTACCCGCAAATTCCCCGGCTGATTGTGCCGACAAACCGGCTGGCGGCATTTTCCGTCAAGGTCAAGACCCCCGGTAATATCGCGCACAAGTATTATTCCGACATTGCTTCCGCAATTCGGAGAGGTAAGGAGGTATAACCGTGGCTAACTATTATCACGGCGTATCGACACGACAGGTTGACACGTCCGTTTCGACCCCTGTTGAAGCGGATTCCGGCGTTCCTTTCGTTGTCGGAGCCGCGCCGGTACATACCGTCGGCGGGACGGTGAACGAACCTGTCATGTGCTACACCTACGCGGAAGCCGTTTCCGCTTTTGGGTTTAGCGACGATTGGGAAAAATACCCGCTTTGCGAAATGATCTATTCGCAATTCCAGCTTTACGGCGTTGCGCCCGTGGTCCTTGTCAACGTTCTGGACCCCGCGAAGCACAAAAAAGCCGTTGCCGAACAGAAATACCCCGTCACCGACGGCAAGGTTTATCTTCCGCTGGAAGCATTGCAAGACAGCGTAACGGTGAAGAACACCGCGGCGGAGGACGACGCGCCCGCGAACTACGTTGCCGGGACCGATTATGACACCCTTTACGACGGGGAAAATCTGATCGTCGAAGTGCTGGAGGGCGGCGCGATTCCTGAAAGCGCGGGCGAACTTACGATTTCCTTTGACGCGGTGGACCCCGCCGCCGTGACAAAGAAAGAGATTATCGGCGGTTTCGATACCAACACAAAGAAGAATTCCGGCCTTGAACTGCTGGATTCCGTTTTTCCGAAATACGGTATTGTTGCCGATTTGGTCCTTGCCCCCGGCTGGTCCCACGATTCAGAGGTTGCCGCGATCATGTCGGCAAAAGTACAGTCTATCAACGGCGTTTTCGAGGGGAAAGCCCTTTGCGACATTGACACAAACGACGTTCGGCATTACGCCGACGCGCCCGCGTGGAAAAAGGCAAAGAACATCAATTCAAAATATCAGCTTATCTGCTGGCCGCTCTTCAAGCTTGGGGAGCGGATTTTTCATGCTTCCGTGCAGGCGGCGGGCCGAATGGGGTTGACCGATTCGGACAACGGCGGTTGCCCGGCGGAAAGCCCGTCGAACAAGCTTTTGCAGATGGACAGCGCGGTTCTTGCCGACGGTACGGTTGTTCTGCTGGACCTCCAGCAAGCTAACTACCTGAACAGCAACGGCATTATTACCGCGCTGAACTTCATCGGCGGTTATGTCCTTTGGGGCGACGAAACGGCCTGTTTCCCGGCTGACACAGACGTAAAGAATTATTTCATTTGCGTTTCCCGTATGTTCGGCTGGGTTGCAAATTCCCTGATCTTGACCTATTGGAGCAAGGTTGACAAGAAAATGACCCGGCGGCTGATCGACAGCATTGTTGATTCCGTGAATATTTGGCTGAACGGCCTTACCGCGGAAGAGAAGTTGCTGGGCGGGCGGGTTGAATTCAGGGAAGAGGACAACCCCGTGACTTCCCTTATGGCAGGCAAGGCGACGTTCCATGTGTTTTTGACCCCGCCCAGCCCCATGAGAGAATGCGAGTTTGTGCTGGAGTATGACGTGGAGTACGTTTCCGCGGCGTTGACGGCGTAAGGAGGGACAAAACGTGAAAGTTGAAAACGGCGTAACCAATTTTGCCGTGTATGAGGACGCGACGGAGTTTTACGGAATGGCGGAAGTGTCGTTGCCGGAAATTTCCTCCATCACGGAGGAAGTCAAAGGCGCGGGAATTTCCGGCACGTTCAACGGTGCGTTCGTGGGACACATCGAAGCAATGACCCTGACGCTGAATTTCCGTTCGGTGACGACGGACGCAATCAAGCTGCTGGAACCGCGCAATCACCAGATCGACCTCCGCGCTTCCCAGCAGTTATGGAACAGCGCCGCAGGGAAATTCGAGCAAACGAAAGTCAAGCACATTCTGATGGTGACACCGACGAAGTTTGCCCCCGGAAAGCTGGCCCCCGCGTCGCCCGCGGAAGCGTCCGGCGAATATGCGGTGACATATTTTGCCACCTACATCGACGGCGTGAAGAAGCTGGAAATCGACATTCTGAATTTTATCTTCTTTGTGAACGGCGTTGATTATTTGGAGGACGTGCGAAAGGCGCTGGGCAAGTAAGGGCAGACCCCCGGCGGGCATGACCCGCCGGGGTTTTATCTCTTTTCTACATTTCAAAATTTGAAAACAAACGGAGGAATTGAACCATGAGCGACAAGGTAAAAAACATTGCTGAAATCGGCGCAGAGAACCCCACAGGCGCGGCGGAAGCCCCGGCCCCTGATACTATCCCGGCGGCAGTCGAAAGCCCCGTAAAGGCCGCGGAGAGCGAGGACGTGAGCGTTTACAAGCACACATTCGCAAAGCCGTTCGAGTACGAGGGCAAGACCTATCAGGAATTGACCTTTGATTTCGGGCGGCTGAAAGGCCGGGACATGGTGGCGATTGAAAACGAAATGCAGAGCATGAGCGAATACGCCCTTGCGCCGGAAATCTCCACCAGTTTCCAGAGCAAGATGGCGGCGCGTGCCGCGGGTATCGGAAGCGACGTGCTGGAAGCTATGCCCATGAAAGATTTTAACAAGATCACAGGAGCGGCGCGCCGTTTTTTGCTGGATTCGGGCTATTAAAGCAGAACCCCGCACAATGGTGGCGGCGTGAAGCTTATAAAATGGCGCAAGCGTCCTTTACCGGCGTTCCCTTTTGGCTGAACATGACCGTTTCGGAATTTGCCTTGTGGATAAAGGACGCAAACGCCGTTGAAAAAGAACGGAAGCAAAAGAAAGGCGGGTGACGGTTTGGCAAACAGAAAAGAGTATGAACTACTCTTCAAGTTGCAAGCGTCTTTGGGCGGAAACTTTAACGCGTCGTTTCAAAATGCGATCAACACCACGCGACAGCTTCAAAACACAATGCAGAAGCTTAATTCTACCGCAGGAAAGATCGACGCGTTCAAAAAGCAAACGACCGCCCTTGAATCAAACCGTCAAAAGCTGGAACGGCTGACCGCGGAACATGACCGTTTGCAACAGGAAATGAACCAAACGGAACAGCCGTCGGAAAAATTGCGGGCCGCTATGGAGCGGAACGAACGGCAGATTGCCGACACAACCGCAAAAATCGAACAGCAGGAAAACCGCTTGCGGACGCTGGGTGACGAACTTTCCGACGCGGGCGTTGATACGTCCCGTTTGACGGAGGAAAACGAACGGCTGGCGAAAAGCTATGACCGACTGAAAAGCGGTCAAGAGGAATTAGCGCGGCTGAACGGCGCGATTCAAAAGAACAACGAAGCAATTTCACAGACAAAAACCCAGCTTGGCGGCGTGATCGGTACAGCGGCGGCGCTGGGCGCGGCCCTGTACGCCGGACCGGTTAAAAAAGCCGCGGAGTTTGAAGCGCAAATGTCAACCGTTCAAGCTATTTCCGGGGCCACCGGGGACGACTTGGCGAAACTGTCCGCCCTTGCAAAAGAGATGGGCGCGACGACACAGTTTACCGCCGTCGAATCCGGGAAAGCCCTTGAATATATGGCTATGGCGGGCTGGAAAACGAATCAGATGATCGGCGGATTGCCGGGCATTATGAATCTTGCCGCCGCTTCCGGGGAAGATTTGGGGTCCGTTTCTGACATTGTGACGGACGCTTTGACCGCGTTTAGAATGAGCGCGGAGGACGCGGGCCGGTTCGCCGACGTGCTGGCGCAAGCGTCAAGCAATGCAAATACAAACGTCGGAATGATGGGGGCGACCTTTCAAAAGGTTGCCCCCGTCGCGGGTGCTTTAGGGTATTCCGTGGAAGATATGTCGCTGGCAATCGGCCTTATGGCGAACGCGTCAATCAAAGCGGACGTTGCGGGAACTTCCCTGAAAACGTCCCTTGCGAACATGGCGAAGCCGACAAAGCAAATGCAAACCTATATGGACCGGTACGGAATCAGCCTGACCCGTTCCGACGGGTCAATGAAAACGTTCCGTGAAGTAGTGGACAATTTGCGCGGCAGTTTGGGCGGTTTGTCTGAAGCTGAACAGGTGGCGGCGGCGACGGCTATTTTCGGCAAGGAATCATTCGCCGGAATGCTTGCAATCGTCAACGCCAGCGACGAAGATTTTCAAAAGCTGTCCGATTCGATCAACAATTCAGCAGGCGCGGCGGAGCGGATGGCGGCAATTAAGCTGGACAATTTAGAGGGCGACATTACCTTGATGAAATCCGCCCTTGACGGCCTGCAAATCGCTATCGGCGACGCGCTTTTACCGACGTTCCGGGCGGGGACGCAAGGAATCACGGACTTTATCACGAAACTAACGCAATTCATCAATGAAAACCCGGAATTGATTCAACAAATCGTGAAGATCACCGCCGGGCTTTTGGCGTTCAAGGCGGCGACACTGACCGGCAAGCTGGCATTTCTGGAACTGAAAGGCGGCGTTCTATCCGTTCAAAAGGGCTTTACGCTTTTGAAAACCATGTTCGCCCTTGCAAGCGTTAATTCGCGGGGCTTTTCCGGGACGCTGAAAGGCGTTGCGAAAAGTATTACCGGATATTTCGGTAACATCGGAAGCGCCGCAGGCGGAGCGGGGCGGGCATTTACACAGCTATTCAGCGGAACGAAGATCGGAAATCTGTTTTCCGGTATCGGCGGAGCCGCGGGCGGCTTGTTCACGAAAGCCTTTTCCGGTATCAGCGGGCTGGCCAGCGGAGCCGCGGGCAAGGTGACGGGCATTTTCGCAAGAGCGGGAAGCAAGATTGCCGCCGGGCCTTTGGGGAAAATCGGCGGCGTTGTCGGAAAGGGATTCAGCAAACTAACGACGATGATTGCGCCGCTCCAAAAGCTGGGCGGGGCCATTTTGGGGCCGTTCGGCGGGATTGCCGGAAAGATTCTGCCCGTCGTCGGCGTGATCGGATTGATTATTGCCGCCGTTCAGATCTTCCGGGACCATTTGGACGATATACGGAACCTGATTGAACGGGTTTTCGGTCCGGCGGGCGTTGCCGTCTTTGACAACATCGTGGGCGTGATTACAAACATCGGCGACACGATCAAGGGCATTTTCAGCGACGGGAACCTTGCCAGCGCGCGGGAATTCATCAACGGTATTTTCGGCGAACAAGGCGTTGCCGTGTTTGACACGTTCGTTTCCATCATGCAGACGGTGGGCGGCGTGATCGGGCAGTTTATTTCGTTCATTGACACCAGCGTAAAACCGATTATTGAAGAACTGTTCGCGTTCATCGTTACAACGGTTCTTCCACAAATCGCGCAAGCCTTTGTCGAATGGGGACCCACGATCACAGGCGTTATTCAAAGCATTTGGGAAATCTTCCAGACCGTGGCAACCGCCGTCATGGGAATTATTAGCGCGCTTATGCCCACAATTCAAGGGCTGATCGGGACGGGGCTTGAAACTATCCGTTCCGTTGTCGGCGGCGTGCTGACCGCGATTCAGGGCCTTTTGAACGTATTTGCCGGGATTTTTACCGGCGATTGGTCCCGCGTTTGGGAGGGTGTAAAAGGTATCTTTTCCGGCGTATGGGACGCGATCAAGGGCATTGCAAAGGGCGCAATGAACGGAATTATCGACATTATAAACGGCTTGATCGGAGGGCTGAACAAGCTAAAAATTCCCGATTGGGTCCCCGGTATTGGCGGAAAGGGTATCAATATTCCGCTGATTCCAAAATTCGCAAAGGGTACGCCCCGAACGCCTGATACTTTCATAGCGGGCGAACAGGGCGCGGAACTTATCACGAACGCCCGGAACCGAACCGTTTTCAAGGCGGCGGAAACCGGGAACATTTTTACGAATCTTGCAAGCATGGCAAAGACCCTGACAGGAAATGCAGGATTCCAGCAATACCGGCTGGCTTATGCGGGGGCGGAAGCCCCGAACGTAAACCCGCCGACACTGGCGGCGGCGGAACAGCAAAGGTCAATCGTTATCCATAGCCAGCCCGTTTTCCATGTGGGGAACGACGCGCAGGCACAGGACATTGAAGAAATCTTGCGAAAGCACGATGAAGAACTTTTGCAGGAAATCGACGAACGCGACAGGCAGAGAGCGGACGACGAAAGGCGGCGGGAGTATGACTAAATATACAACCATTGCCGGGGATATGTGGGACGGTATCGCCTATAAGACGCTGGGCGACGAAGCATACACCGACAAGATCATTAAAGCGAACCCGGAATTCCGCCGCCTTTTCGTTTTCCCCGCCGGAATCGTGCTGAACATACCTGACCCCGAACCGCAGATTTCGGCGGGGTTGCCGCCGTGGAAGAGGGGGCAGGCATGAACGCACGAAGAGCAGAAATCAAACTGATTTTCGAGGGCGCGGACATTTCCGCGGACATTAACCGTTATCTTCTTTCCATGACCTACACGGACAACGAAGAGGACAAAACGGACGACTTGCAATTATCCATTGACGACCGCGAGTGGGTATGGCTGGGCGACTGGCTGAACACTCCGACCGCGGGGAAATCCGCGGAAATTGCCGCGGTCATTATTCAAAAGAATTGGGAATCGACCGGGAAAGACCGGGTGCTGGATTGCGGCGCATTTGAGGTTGACACGGTAGACGGGAGCGGCCCGCCTGCAAAAGTCACGATCAAGGCGACTTCCATTCCCTACAAAACAGCTTTGCGGACGCAGAAAAACACAAAGGCGTGGGAAAAGATCAAGCTTTCGGCGATTGCAAATGAAATTGCCGGAAAGAACGGGCTTGCCTGTCTGTTTGAATCATCGACAGACCCGTTTTACGACCGGAAAGAGCAAATGCAGGAATCCGACATCACTTTTTTACAGCGCCTTTGCAAAAATGCGGGAATATCGCTGAAAGTCACCGCAAAAATGATTGTCCTATTCGACGCGGCGGACTATGAGCAAAAAGACGCGATAACAACGATTAAGCGCGGCGCGGCGAACGTGTCGCGCTATTCATTTTCAACCAGCCTACACGACGCGGCTTTTAGTAGCTGTCATGTGTCTTACACGGACCCGAAATCACAAACGACGATTGAATACACCTATACCCCGCGGGGCGCTGACAAAAGCGGACAGGTGCTGGAGGTCAACGAAAAGGTTTCGACCCGTGAAGAGGCCCGCCAGCTTGCTATGAAGCGGCTACGGCAAAAAAACAAATCGGAATATAAAGCGTCGTTCAGTTTGTCCGGGGACCCGCGGCTGGTTGCCGGGGTAACGGTGGAGGTTTCCGGCTATGGAGCATTTGACGGAAAGTACATCATAGAAACCGCGACGCACGCAATTTCAAAAAGCGGCGGCTACAAAACCGACATTACCTTGCGGCGGGTGCTGGAGGGCTACTAATGGACGAACTGAATTTGAACGTCTTAAAAAATATCGTGCGGACGGGCTGGGTTTCTTCCGTCAATGTGGAGGAAAGGACCGCCCGCGTTATCTTTCAAGACAAAGGGGAAACCGTTGTTTCCGGGGATTTGAAGATACTTGCGAATCAGCCGGTCATTACCATAGAAGAGTGGGCGGACGGTGCAAAGTGGAACTATGACGCGCAATACTCTTCCGCTGACCGATCTTTGGGGCTGGGCGAAAGCTATGTGAAAGCCGCCCCCGCCGCCCCGGACGTTATCACGGTAGACAAAAGCATTGACTATAAATGCCCGTTGCACGGGACGGACGAAACGAAATATCACAAACAGGTTGTAAAAGTTTATCCGTGGATTCCGTACAAGGGGCAATTCGTCCTTTGCCTTTATATTCCGCGGGACGACGGCGACGGGTTCATATTAGGGGGGATTTGATCGAATGGCGATTGTAGGAAGCTGGGGAAATATCACCTTTGCCGTTTCGCGGCAGACGGTGAAAACCTTTGACGGCCTGAAATGGGAAAGCGGGGTGAAATATTCCACGCACGACCGGCATTTGAAAGAACCGCTTTTAGAATTTACGGGAACGGACGTTGAAAGCATGAGCTTTTCAATGTTTTTTTCCGCCTTTTTGGGGGTGAACCCGATTGCGGAGGTTTCAAAACTGCTTAAAGCAATGCGGCGGGGTGAGGTACACCGCCTTGTAATTGGGCCGAAAGCATACGGAACCGGGCGGTGGGTCATTACGAAAGTTTCAAATTCTCTTGAACGGTACGACAACCGGGGGAATCTGCTGGTGGCGAAAGTCAATGTCACGATGAATTCTTATTCGGCGCGATAGGGGGTGCGGCGGTATATGGCCTATGTAGTAAAAGCGTTCAGCCTGAAAAAAATAAACCTTGCACCAAAAACGAGGGTTGAAGAGGTTTTGCAAAACGTCGCAATGATCTTGTCAACGCCGAAATTTTCTGTTCCTCTTGACCGGGGCTTTGGGATGGCGCAAAGGTTTATTGACAAACCGATTCAGACGGCCCAGCCTATCCTGATTTCAGAGGTTTTAGACGCGATAGAGGAATACGAACCACGGGCAGAGGTTGAAAACGTGTCGTTCGTCATGGGCGACAGGCCGGGCGCAATGATTCCGATTGCGGAGGTGAACATAATTGACGGAGAACGTTAGGGGCTACCCGAATATTTCCTTTGTAGATACAGACACAGAAACGCTTGTAAACGCCTTGATTCGCTCTTATGAGCGGTTCACCGGGCGGACCCTATACCCGGCGGACCCGACGCGGCTTTTTCTCTTGTGGATTGCCGACATTATCATTCAAGAGCGGGTGAACATCGACTTTTCGGCAAAACAGAATTTGCCCCGATATGCAGAGGGGGAATATTTGGATTCGTTAGCCGAAATCTTCAAAGATACATACCGGCTGGAGCCGGAAGCGGCGCGCACAACGATTCGGTTTACCCTGTCAATGAAGCTGGACGCGGCAACCATCATTCCGGCGGGAACCCGCGTGACAGCGGGGGAAGAAATCATTTTTTCCACGCTGGACGTGCTGACGATTCCAGCGGGAGAACTGACCGGCGACATTGCGGCGGAATGCCTGACCGTCGGAGAGATCGGAAACGGATTTGTTCCGGGGCAGATTTCAAAGCTGGTTGACATTTTCCCGTATTTCGAGCGGGTGGAGAATATCACCGAGAGCGCGGGCGGAGCCGACAGGGAGAGCGACGCGGCCTTTTATGAGCGAATGCGGGAGAGCATGGAAACATTTTCGACCGCCGGGCCGCTGGGAGCGTATGAGTATTACGCAAAAACAGCGTCGGCGGCGATTGCGGACGCAAAAGCAATCGGGCCGGAAGAGGAACCCGGCGTTGTCGATATACGAATTCTTATGCAGGGCGGAGAATTGCCGACGCAAGAGGATTTGAACCGGGTTCTTGAAACCCTGACCGCGGAGCGGGTGCGACCGTTGACGGACCTTGTGCGTGTCGGTGCGCCCGAAATCGTCCCGTTCGATATTGACTTGACCTATTACATTCCAAAACCGAACGCGTCCGGCGCGGCGAAAATTTCACAGGACGTTGAAAGCGCAGTTGAAAAATACAAGCGGTGGCAAATGGAACGAATGGGGCGGGATATTAACCCGTCGCATTTGATTTCGCTGGTCATGGCGGCGGGGGCAAAGCGGGTTGACGTGCGTTCCCCCGTGTTTACCGTGGTGGAGGAATCAGCCGTTGCACAGGTTGAGGAAATAGCGGTTTTGAACGGGGGAATTGAAAATGAATGATAACGACATTTATTCCGTTGATTTCACCCGTTCGCTTCCGCCGCCGTTGAAAAATGACCCGGAAATGAACGCGCTGGGCCGGGTCATTGCGGAGCAATTACAGATCACCGCCCGGCAAATCCGGCAAAATATCATTTACGCCCGGATTGACGAACTGGACGAACAGACCCTTGATATTTTGGCCTACGACTTGCACGTTGACTGGTACGACTACACACACCCGATTGCGGCAAAGCGGGCAGTTATCAAAGACAGCGTGCGGGTCCATAAGCGGCTGGGGACGCTGTATGCAGTAAAGACCGCGCTGGGGAGCGTGTACCCGGAAAGCGAAATTGAAGAGTGGTTCGACTACGGGGGAGAACATCACAGGTTCAGGGTGGTTCTTGACGTGACGCATTCCCGCGCGCCCGCGGACTATGTTTCCATAAAAAAGGCGGTTCATTTCTATAAAAGATTGAGCGCGCAAATGGAAAACATGATCTATCAATGCCGGGTTGACGTTCAGATTTTGACCGATTCGGACAAGTACCAGCATTTAGCGGGGTACAGCGGGCGCAGGCTTGCCGGTACATACCCACAGCGGAACACGCTTGCGGCGCTGATCGACGCGGGCGTTGCCGTCATGCCGGACGGCGGCGGGGTTCGTTTCGTAAGCCCGGCGGCGGGTACAAGGCCACAGCGGGAAACAATCGCCGCCCTACGTGAAAGCGTGATTCAGGCCAGCGGCAAAGGGGAGAAATTTTCTTTCAAGGCAACGGCGACCGGGAAAAACCGGGCGGGAGAAGTGCCGGGAAGATCAACGGGCGGAGCGGTCCAGCGGGCGCAGATTGCCGCGCAAATCGCCGCGGACGCTTACACCTACGAAAGCCCGGAAGCGGGCGTGAAGCCGTACAGGAACGCCACAGCGGGCATTATTGCCGCGGAGGTAGAAACACACCCGGCGGCGGACGCATACCCGTTCATAAGCCCGGCGGCAGGCACAAAGCCACAGCGGGAAGTAGCCGCCGCCCTACGCGAAAGCGTGATTCAGGCCAGCGGCGAGGGGGTGCAATTCTCTTTCAAGGCAACGGCGACCGGAAAAAGCAGGGCGGGCGTACAGCCTGAAAAAAGCACCACGGCGGAGGGGAAAAAAGGCGGTATCATTCCAGAGGTAACGGGGGCGGCGTACACTTACCGCGTGAAGCGGTGCGGAACCGACCGTTGCAAAGATAGGTAAAAGGAGCGTGAAACAATGGCAATTTTGACAGCGGAAGCGCTGGAGGGGTTCAAGCAGTACACGAACCGAACGATTGCGTATGCGCGGTACAAAATCGGCGGGACCTACACGCGGGTGGAGATCAGCCGCCGCGAACGCCTGAAAGACGGGCGGGTTGCCGTGTACTTCCCGATTGACGCGCTGGGGCAAACCGACGTGACAATTTCGGAAGTACAGTTGTTCGATACGAACAACGATTTGTGGGCCGCGAAAGCGGAAAATATTTTAGTGCGCGGCGTGCAAGAGGGCGTTTTGTACCGCTTCACGTTCGACTTTAAGGAGGTGTAAAAAGTGGCATACAATCGGACTATTTGGCAAGACCACGTAACGGAATTTTCCGACCGGTTCATTGAAACCGACAACGGCGACGGCACGATTTCCCATGAACCCGTTGAGGGGGAAGTGATTCAGCAGGGGACCCCGCAGAACGCACGAAACTTTAATACGCTGGAAGAGGGCACTTTTTCGGCGGAAGTGCTGGGCATGGAAGCGGCGCGGGTTCTCTTGCTTCATCAAAGGGCGTTGAACGGGCTTGCGAGTGAATCCGGGGAAATTACCCTGACAAATTCGCAGAAATACCCGTTCAACAATTCCGTCGCGTCCGTCGCCCTGAAACAGCGCATGGAAACGACCGCGTACACCGTGGAAACGGACGTACTTTCCGCGACCGGCGAAGTGGGGCGCATTGTCATTTCCGACAAGCAGTTAAACGGGTTCAAAATTTCCTACACAGGAAGCGCGAAAACGGCAAAAATCAAATTCTTTGTGAAAGGCGGGTTGTTCTAACATGGCGAACGTCATTATCAAAGACGACGCGCGGCGGGCGCACGAAGCTTTTGTGCTGGGGTCCTTTAAGAGCGGCGGCGCGGCGGTATCGTCCGGCGACCGGGAAGCGGCGGAGTGTATCGCCGCCCGGAGCCGGGAAGCATACGCGGAAATGAAAAGAATGGAGGAAAAGCGGAAATGAAGATCATCGAAAAGAACGAGGGGGCAAAAATCCCCTATGAGGTCAAGGGCGACAAGATCGTTTTCAATGACGATGAATTGACCCTGAATCTTGCCCGCTATGAGCGGGACGACGCAAACCATATTGACATTTGCCGGGACAAAATGGGAAACCTTGTTTCCGGCGTGATTCCGGGCGTGGCGGAAACCTACGTTGCACAAATCGACATTCCCCCGCGGGCTTATGAGGTCCGGGAGATCGAGGGCGCGGCGGAGGAAGCGCAGGCGGACGGCGAGGAAGCAGGCGGCGCGCCGGGGGGCATGATGGACCGCCAGACAACGGAGCGGGTGGCAATCTTGTTCGACATTGAGAAATGCACGTTGACCCTTTGGGCGCTGAATTAAACGGGAGGTAAAACAGCTATGACAAACTTTGACGATCTGAAATTAGCGGTTCAGGCAATCAGCGGCGGGCGAAATACTGTCCTTTTGGACGATATGGGTATGCCGTCTATCATGGTCCCCTTTCCGAAACTGACCTATGCCGACATTATGACCGGCGGCACACAGGACCCCTTGCCCGCGTTCCTTGTGGACGGTCACGAAATCCCTGTGATCTACGAAAGCAAGTATCAGAACATCGTGGTAAACGACCGGGCCTATTCTCTTCCCTTTGAGGACCCCCGCGTTTATATCACGTTCGATCAGGCTTTGCAAATGTGCCGGAACAAGGGCGACGGCTGGCATTTGCATTCTAACGCATTGTGGGCCGCAATTCAAAGCTGGTGCTACAAGAACAAGACCGTTCCCCACGGCAACGGGAATTTCGGAAAGGATTACAGCAACCCGCACGAACACGGCGTTGTTACATACCGCTACACCGACGGCGGAACCACGCGGGACGGCAGAACCGCGACGGGAAGCGGCCCGGTGACGTGGTATCACAATTACGATTCTTCCGGCATTGCCGATCTTTGCGGCAATATTTGGGAGTGGGTGGCCGGTTTGCGTATGGTGAACGGCGAAATTCAGATTATCCCTTACGGCAACAGCATGAAAGCCGATTGCAATATGAGCGCGACCAGCACCGAATGGAAAGCGATCATGCCGAACGGAACGCTGGTTGCGCCGGGAACCGCCGGAACCCTGAAATATGACGGCGAAACCGCGACCGGCGCGCCGCGTATCAATACGGCGGTGGAATTCAAGCCCGGAACGGACGACGGGTATTACTGGCGGCAGTTTGGGACGCTGGCGGCGAAAGCGGGCGTTGATATTCCGCCCATGATGAAAGCGCTGGGACTGGCCCCGATTCCTGACTATGAGTACGGCAACGGCGGTTTCTGGATTCGCCCGCAGGCCGCGGAGCGGTTGCCTATCCGCGGGGCGCACTGGAGCAACACGTCCTACGCGGGCGTGGCGGCGTTGAGCTTGAATTACCCGCGGTCGGACTCCTTCCACGGCGTGGGCTTCCGTGCCGCTTTTTATGAGAAGCTGTAAACTGAACGACTGACGAACTGACGGGGCGTGCGATAGCACGTCCCGTTCATTTTCAAAGAAAGGCTTTCAATGGAAGAATTCAAGATCAAAGAAAAAATCTACAACATGATTCTATACGGAAGCCCGGCGCTTTTGCAGTTTCCGCGGACGGAAAAATTTGTGCTTGCAACGCAAATCCGGGAATCCATGTATCGAATGTTCCAGCTTGCCGTTGTGATCGAAAAGAAATATTACAAGAAAACAACCTTGCAGGAATTAGACGTTGAACTGGACGTGTTGCGGCATTTGGTCCGGCTTGCCGCGGATAAAAAGCTATACCCGAATCAAGCGCCCTGTCTGCCATTCAAAAAATATGAGCATTGGGCGAAACTGCTTGACGAAATCGGGAAAATGATAGGCGGTTATATGAAAGCCGTAAAATAGCGGCTTTTGTATATAGGGAATAGGCCGAATATTCACGGTTGCCTATCCGCGGGGCGAACTGGAACAACACGACCAACGCGGGCGTGGCGGCGTTGAACTTGAATAACCCGCGGTCGAACTCCAACCACAACGTGGGCTTCCGTGCCGCTCTACCTTTTGCCAGTAGGCGCGCACGCTACGGTGGCGCGTCCAGTGCGGAGGAGTAAAGGGGCCTGTTTCCGTTCCCGTAAAGACATAGCGGGATAAAAATTGAATTGCCGCGGGAACGGCGAGTACATACGGAAAAGCGTTGCACGGCGGCGAGGGGGAAGCATGAAACCGATTAAGGACATTTACCCTAAAATTTACGACTTTGAAAACCTGTTCATAGCGTGGGAATCAGCAGGAGCGGGAAAACGCTTCCGGGACGAAGTTTTGCTTTTTGAAAATAACCTTGAATCAAATTTGATCGACATACAAAATCATCTGATTTACGGAACGTATGAATGCGGGCGGTATAGGCCGTTTTATATCTACGAGCCGAAAAAGCGGTTGATTATGGCGTTGCCGTTCCGGGACAGGGTGGTTCAATGGGCGATTTACCGGCAGTTATTCCCGATCTTCAACCGGCAATTCATACGTGATTCTTACGCTTGCAGGAAAGGGATGGGGACGCACGCCGCCGCGGACCGGTTGCAATATTGGTTGCGGCAGACAGAGCGGAAACCACAGCGTTTCTATTATCTCAAATTGGACATAAGCAAGTATTTTTACAGGGTGGACCATGCCGTTTTAATGGGTATTTTGCGGCGGAAGATTCACGACGAACCTTTGCTTTGCTTGCTGGAGAAAATCATAAATTGCGAAACAACGGCGTTCGGGTTGCCCGCAGGGGTTGACCCGGACGCTTGTTTGCCGGAAGATCGGCTTTTCGACGTGGGAATGCCTATCGGAAATCTTACGTCGCAAATGTTCGCAAATGTGTATTTGAACGAATTGGACCAGTACGCAAAGCACACGTTGAAATTGCGCTATTATATCCGGTATATGGACGACGTGATTATTCTTCACCCGGACAAGGTATATTTGGGGGCGATCAAAAATGACATAGAACAGTTTTTAGACGAAAACCTGCATTTGCAGTTGAACAGCAAAACCGCGATTCGGCCTTGCAGTATGGGGATTGATTTTGTCGGTTTCAAGATTTGGGCGACCCATAGGAAGCTAAAACGGAAAACGGCAAAGAAAATCAAACAGAGCGTGAAAAACCTTGCGATCTTGCAGGCGGAGGGCGATATATCAGATCAAACGTTGAAACAGGCGATAGCGTCATACAAGGGGATTTTATCGCATTGTGACAGCTACGGACTACGGCAGGAACTAAATAGGATTTGGAGGGACAGCGGAAGAAAAGCCGCTGTCTTTTCAAATAAAAATCAAGGAAACGGGGTGAATCAGCAATGACGTGGGAATTGGTGGTGGTCCTGTTCGGACTTGCCGGAACGTGTTGTTCTATCATTTTCGGGATTGCGGCTTTCCGGCGCAATCAGAAAACCGATGAACAGCAGGACGGACGGGAAAGCGGGACCATTCTAAGTGAAATCGGGTACATCAAAGCCAACACGGACGACATTAAACGGAAGCAGGAAAAGCAGGACGAACAATATTTAGAAATGGCTGAACGCATGGCGACCGTGGAAGCGTCCGCAAAGCAGGCCCACCACCGGCTGGACCGGCTGGAAAAAATCACGGACAATCCGCCGGATTAACGAAAGGCGGTGCGGCATGGGCTATCTTTTCAGCGTCGCCGCCGGGCTGATCGGCGGGATTGCCGCCGTTTTGCTGATTGAGCGGCGGCGGAGCCGTAAGCGCCGCCGGGCAAAGAGCCGGACCGCGAATGCCGCCGGGGAGGAAAAGAGGACCGCCGGAAAGATCGAGTTTTCAAAGCTTGTTCTTTCGGCGGTCCTCTTGACCTATTTTGCGGGATTCGGGCTGGGTTTTTGGGCGGTGACAATCGACCTTTCGCAATTAGGGGTTTTTCTTGCGTATGTCGGAACGCCGACGGCAACGGTGATCGGCTTTTATTCATGGAAAGCAAAGGCCGAAAACGTCGTGAAGATCAAAAAAGCGAACCCGGCGGAAACAGAGGGAACCCCCGTTGACCTGAACAGCATTCAGCCATAAAGGAGCGTGAAACAATGGCAATCACAAAGGAACATCAAGAATTCATCGAGCGGGTGGGCGCGCTTGCCGCCGCGGACATGAAGAAAAGCGGCGTTCTTGCGTCCCTGACAATCGCGCAGGCAATTCTTGAAAGCGGCTGGGGAAAATCCGGCCTGACCGTCAAGGCGAACGCCCTTTTCGGTATCAAGGCCGGGAAAAGCTGGAAAGGCAAGGTTTACAGCGCGCAGACAAAAGAATGTTACGACGGCGCGACCTATACCACGATCACGGCGCTTTTTCGCGCCTACGATAGCTGGGCGGAGAGCGTCGCCGATCATTCGGCCTTGCTGACCGGCGCGCCCCGGTATAAAGCCGTCATCGGGGAGCGGGACTATAAAACCGCTTGCCGGGCGATCAAGGCGGCGGGCTACGCCACAGACCCGCAATATGCGGACAAGCTGATTCAGATTATCGAATCTTACAGCCTGACCGCCTACGATGGCACAGAGAGCGCCACAGCGCCCGCAGGACGGCCCGCAACGTCCAGCGGGTCAAATGATACGGGCGGGGCCGGAAGCCCCGCAAACGGGAAAGGAACGGGGAAAATGAAAGCTTCCGAATTTATCAAGCGATTGCAGGACGTGGTGGACAATCACGCGACCCTGTATGTTATGGGGTGCTTTGGCGCGCCCCTGACCGGCGGGAATGTGTCGCGGTATTGCACAAACCACGAATACAACAAAGCCGCCGACAGAACGGCAATGATTAAAGCCGCCGCAAATAAGAACCCGCCCGTTTTCGGGTTCGATTGCGTTTGCTTAATCAAGGGGATTCTTTGGGGCTGGACCGGCGACGCGTCCAAAACCTACGGCGGCGCGGGGTATGCTGTCAATGGCGTTCCCGATATTGGGGCCGATACCATGATTACGAAATGCGCGGGCGTTTCGACGAACTTTGCCGGGATTCTGCCCGGTGAAGCTGTCTGGCTGAAAGGTCATATCGGCGTTTACATCGGCAGCGGAAAGGTGATCGAATGCACACCCGCTTTCAAGAATTGCGTTCAGGTGACGGCGTGCGCGAACATCGGTCAAATTGCTGGCATGAGCGCGCGCAGATGGACCAAACACGGGCGCTTGCCGTATATCACCTATGACACCGCCGCGGAAACGCCCACAGGAAGCGCCACAACGCCCGCAGGACAGCCCGCAACGTCCGGCGGGTCCTCCGATACCACCGCCGCGCCCGCGTTCGTTGTGGGCGATTTGGTGCGGTTTACGGGGTCGAAGCACTATGCGAGCGCGAACGCGTCCACCGGCCCCGCCTGCAAGCCGGGAACGGCAAAGGTGATCGGGACGTATAAGGGAAAACACCCCTACCAGCTTAAAGCGGAACCCGGCGGCGGGTCTACCGTTTACGGCTGGGTTGACGCGGCGGACGTGCAGGCCGTCGGCGGGACTTCCGCCGGGAGCGGGACGCAGGCGGCAAAAATGCGCGTCGGCGCAAAGGTCCAGTATTCCGGCCCCGTGTACCGGGACAGCAACGGCAACGGGAAAGGAAAGACCGTGAACGGCGCGTTCACGGTGAAATATTACTATCCGGGCCGCAAATGCGGCGTTCACATCGACGGGCTGGGCTGGGTCCCTGAATCCGCCTGTTCCGTCGTCGGCTGAAAGGAGAAAGCGACATGAAAATTATTGCGTTTTTGGCGGCAAATTGGGACAGCGTGCTGGTTGTCCTTGCGTTCCTTGCCCTGATCGTCGTTCTTATCAAGCGCGGCGAAACGGCGGTTTTGAAGAAGATTCTTTTTAGCCTTGTGACAAAGGCCGAAAAGGAATTCGGCGGCGGAACCGGCAAGCTGAAACTTGCCGCCGTGTCCGACTGGATTTATCAGAGAATCCCCGCCGTGCTGAAACTGCTTTTCAGCGAAAAGGACATTGAAAAAATGATCGAGAGCGTGCTGGAGGAAGCAAAAAAAGCGTGGGGGACGAACGGGAATATTGCGGCATACATCGAACCGGAACCGCTTGTTATCAGCCTGACACCGGAGGAAGCGGACGAAATCGCCGCAAAGCTGAACGCAGAACCCGGAATCATCGTGTCGGAACCCTGAAAATAAACTTGTCCGATTCGGACAGAATGAAAGCCCGCCGGGATTCGCCCCGGCGGGCTTTTTGTGTTGGCGGGTCAAAGCCGCGTATCATTTG